TTTCCTCAACCTTATAAATATATTATATAATGATTTTTTATTTTTGTCAAATTTTTAATGTAAAAATAAATCAGCATAAACACACTTATTCTTACCAGGCAATCCCAAGCACCAGAACTGGCATTCGTGATTCGCAGGCGCCACATTACAAGGAATGCGAGGAATAAAATGCTTACACTCTTTAATTTGAATACCAAATTTAAAATGATATAATTCATCTAATTCAGTATATTCTACGTATTTATTAAATTCCTCTGGCAAATTACTGCAAAAATATCCATCCCAATATCGTAAATTGCCGCATCTACCACAGACGGATTCTTTCATAATAGTATCTAAATGTTCCATTTTTTCTCCATTTGGCGGTTGCGGTGGGATTTGAACCCACGCAGCGGCTATGAACCGCCCTAACTGATTTCGAGTCAGTCCCCTTATAACCGCTTGGGTACACAACCATAAAACGAGGCACAGTTATATTATAAATATGCTATTCATACCATAAAAGATTGCTGTATGCGCCTCAATCACAATTAAAGTATTTTAGACATTATATAATTTGTATAATACTTTTCCGGTAGACGGCCAAATCTATGCTGGAAATCACGATATTTCTTATGCATTTCACGAGAAACTTCTACCATCTTATTATAAGCTGCTTCCTGTTCCTTTTGACACTGTTTAAATAGAGCGGTAATGTCGTCCAAATCAGCAATAGCCATAGAGTAAGTCTTCTCTTCTTCCTCTTTTGCCTGGCGGAACTTTGCTTCTTCAACACTACATTCATCAGCAGTATCATATAGTTTGTTAGTTAATTCCGAATAGAACTTCATTTTATATTACTCTCCTTTTATTTATTACATATACATTATAATCCATTTTTTTAAAAAAGTCAATTTTTAGCCTGCTTCCTCTTCTTCCGCATTAATCTCTTCCTATAAGCCACGCGCGGAATCAAAGGTGCTCTTAATTTTTGCGAAGTTTTCCGCTCCTGCCTTAGCAACATAGCCGAGCCGCAAAGTTACTAAACCAGTAGTAAAAATGGTCAATAACTCAGGGCAAATCGCGGCAAAGGGTTGCCAAATACACGCTAAAGTTATAGAAGCAATTGCGAAAACAATATAATAAATTGTATCAAAAACTGCCATTTTTTTGGAAAACTCAGCATTTCCAAGGAGAATAGAAATTAATCCTTTACCCCTCTATGACTGCTGCGCCTTGGAGCGCTTTTGCTATAAGCCTTGCATCTGCCTCACTCCCGCATTTTATTTTAATATAATAGTCCTTAGAAGTATCACTTAACTCCTTAGTTAAGTATTCCTACATTACATAGCCAGTCTCGCCAGCATAAATAACTTTCCACCAATCTGCATTAGTTTCTTCAATAACATCAACCATACCTTGAGGTGGAATATACATAATACGCTCGGAAGACTTATTAGGCTCCTTGCGCATATTTAATTTTGTATCGGTAGATTTTACTTTTGCTTGATAAAGCACTTTAATCACATCCTAAGTTTCAGGCTAAATATTATTACTAAGTTCAATAGGAACACCATTAGAGGTATAAATACCTGTCATAATGGCATAATGTGTCCAAGATTTGTACTATTTATTATCAGTCGCTACCACACCAGTGGAATGTCCTTGGGCGTGATAGGCAATGCCATTATAATACCATCCAACATGTTCTTTTGTACCATTTTTGTCACGGAAAACACAACATAACTTATTAGTAGGAATATCCTTAAAATCGCCTTTCTCTTGCCAAATATCACTTTTCCACTGACTTGTTGCGCCACTTTTCACAGGTGGCAGGCCCGCGGCGTTTGCGCCCCAACGAATAAATTGAGCACAGTCATAAGCATATTTATGAGTATTGCGCTCTTTGTCATACCATTTACAGTTGGAACAGGCAGAGCCCTTGCCACTTAAGACATAACAATATTTTTTAATATTCGCGGCAAAGCTTGGATATTGTGCCATGCGTTCCTTACGATAAGAAACGGTACATTTCTTTTGAGTTGCACCATAAATATAAGGATTTCCTACTCTTTCTTTACACCAATTTAAAATAAATTGTTCGATTGTCATTACTTTAGATTCATCTCCTCGCACATATGTGCCGGGAAAATAGAAGCTTAAAATTTCATTATAAGTTTGACCCGCGGCCGCACGATTCTTTGCTCCTAATTGGCTCATGCCCACACCATGGCCATTACCGCTACCACTATCATAGGGGTCATCCTAACTAATTAGATAAGGATAGTCTCCGCCCCAACGCTCCTTTGAAGAAGTAGTGCGGCCGCCATTAGAAGAACTATAATAGCAGTGAGCAATTTTATTATTATAATATAATATTTCTCCCGCTGTCTTTTTAATTCCTTCATAAGCATTGGGATAGCCAGTTAAACGAGAAGTCCGAAATGCCTAATCTTTTGCGGACTCATCAGTAATATAGCCTTTGGAATTAATTTTAATTACCGCATAGGTGCGAGCGCATACAGCCTAGGCCGCGCACGCTTCAATATGAGCATTACCAATTTCGCTTGGAACTACACCTTTTAAATATTCCTCAATATCAAGTTCAATTTCAGAAGAGCCATAATAATTGATATTCTCTTCTCTAGATAGTTTAATCTTTATTACCATTGGTTAAATACTCAATAATTTTTTTGCCTTCAACACTATTTAAGTTGAAGCTATTGGTTTGAGGAATATTACACCAATATTGCGTTAAATGTAGTGCTTTTAGGGTTTGGTCTTCAAAGTAGCCATGTAATGGCACTTCCTCGTGCGCTCTATGTAATAAAGCCTATAATTGCCTTACGTCGTGGCCAAATACATCTTTTGATAATACACGTTCACCTAAAGTCCAAGTGCTACTATCAACATAATCTTCTGGCGGGAAGCTAAAAAATCTTATAGGCGCGCCCCAACCATCCCAATCATCCTTACAATAAACATGGGAAGATACACGACCATTATTATCAATTTCATAAAAAGACATATAATTAGTTTGAAGTGGCTCGGAAATAATATAGCCACTATGATAGATTAGTCCATATTTTCTTGTGCCATTTGGATTATCTTTATAAATAATAATACCAGGAATATTAGGGCAATTCTTCATAGTGGGACTCCAATTTAAATCGCACCAATCGTTAAAATAGTCGCCCGCAACTGGCATAATAGTCTTATGCTTACTTAAAGAGCAATAATAGTTATTAATAACATCAAAAATACTCTTTTGTTTATTATGGTTGCGATTAGCATATAATTCTCCAATATATTTCAGTAAATCAGCCACAGGGGCTTGACGGATTTTCATTATTTTCACCACCTTTTCACTTTATAAGTAAAGTTCCGGCGCATCTTAGTAAAACAATTTTTCTTCAAATAAAAAAAGAAGGAAGAGAATTATACCTCTTCCTCCTTTTTATCCGTATCGTGATGCGGCATAAGATAACAAGTAATTGCAACCACACCATTAATAATTGTTAAAATATTATCTGTAATAGTAATATTCGCATCTTTTAAAGCTTCATAGATATAATTAGCGGCGTGGTCTGGTCGTTTATCTTTATCAATTTCCCCCTTTAACCATAAATCTTCTGCATTGCCAGCGGCTTTGATTGCAGAAGAGATAACTACAATTAAAGTATTTAATACAGTTTCATTAGGAAACAGGCCGCCTACTGCCTTAAGAACTTCCAGTAATGCCATTAAGATGGGAGTAATGAGTTTACTATAAGATAAATAGTCTTTTTTGAAGTAATAAGCCAATCCAATACCAGTAAGTAATAAAAGGCTAATTACAAGAAAGATAATATTAGATAGTTCCATAAAATCACCTTATAAAATAATTGAAGGATTACAAACTGTTTCAATTCCTCGTTCTCTTAATAATTCAATGGCGCACATTTCATCTGAATCAGCTGGCTCACGGTTATAGACTACTTTAGATAGCTTTGCCGCGATTATCAGACTAACAGAAGTTAGCCCTGGACATCCGGTAACGAATAAAATGCCACCCTCGACTTCACTTTGCCTACTTGCTAAGAACGCTTTTAAAATTGCATTGCACTGTACTGTAAGCTGTCCCTCATAAATATATTCTATTTCTTGGCTTACAATAAAATCGTCCTTAACAATTACTGCATGATTAATCACTTTTATCACCTCTTTACGATTTAATTATAAAGTGAAAAAATTAAAAAAACAACTTTTCAATTTGTAATAAAATTGTTATTTTTTTAAAAATTTTGTAAAGATTTTTATAAGTGAAAGTTAATAATTTTCAGTATTAAAAATCCAAATAGCCCTCCAACTTTTTCACTTATTGTATGAAAGGGGTGATAGAAATGTATGGACAAAACAACAATCCATATGGAAATCAAAATTATTTCGGAGCGTTAACGCCTCCACTCTAGCCTTCTGGTATGGTTTATTAGGTTCAAAATAGTATGGAAGTTAATGCTATTCCTGTTGCCGCAGGAATTGTGGCGGCCATTAATATGCAAGAAAATTTACTATACTTAAAATCTGCTAATAATGGTACTGCTACATATAAACTAACTCCATATGTAGAGCCTGTAAAAACCAATGACAGCAATAATAACTTAGAACAACGTTTATCCTCAATGGAACAACAACTAAGTTCTTTAATCGCGGCATTAAATAAAAATGACACACGAGCCGCGAAAGAACAATCCCCTCAATAGCCCATTCCATGGGATGCTTAATGATAATTCCGCGAACCTAGGCGCGTAATTATAAATCAACAAAATCTTATTTTTAAGGAGGTTTTCTCTATGATGTTTACTGAAGGAAACGGTTTAGATCTTGCTACTTTTATTAACAGCGCCTGTCGTGGAGGCGGCGGTTTCGGCGGCGATGAAGGCTGGGGCGGAGGCAACGGCTTCCTCTGGCTACTTCTATTCCTAATGATGGGCGGCCGCTGGGGCAATGGCTGGGGCGGCAACGGTGATGGTGGTGCTGGTCCCCAGGCAGTCGAAAAAGCTGTCGTTGAAGCTCGCGCTGCTGGCCTATCTGACCAGGTGGTTCTTGATGCCATTCATGGCAATGATGCCGCTCTAGCGCAGATTGCTTCTACTCTAAATTGCGGTATTGGTGACCTACGCAATGCTATTTGCAGTATTGACAAGTCTATTCTACAACTAAGCAGCCAGTTAGGTATGAGCGGACAGCAAATTATCAATGCTATCCAGTCTGGTAATTGCGCACTCACTAGCCAGTTAGCGAACTGCTGCTGCGAAATGAAACAATTAGTCACAACTCTTAATTATGAAAATCGTATTGCTAACATGCAGCAAACCGAACATCTAACTGGCGTAATGAATGCGGGCTTCGCCGGCGTCCAGAACCGCTTAGATGCGGGCTTCCAGGGTCTACAAGATTATCTAACTTCTGAAAAGATTGACGGTCTACGCCAGAAAGTTACTACTCTTGAGAACGCTGCTAATAATGCTAATCAGACTGCCGCGATTAATGCTTATGTAAATGCCGCGGTAACTCCTATTATGAACCGTGTAGCTTCTTTGGACGCTCGTGTTCCTCAGTTACCAATCCCTGCTTATCCTGCTCCACAGTACGCAAACAATTATGCTTTTGGAATCTATCAGTATCAGATGCCCACTTGCAATCCCAATCCTTGCGGCTGTGGCAACTATTTCACCTAATATGAACCTTTCTTGAGGAGAGGGTTGCCACCCTCTCCTCAATTTTAGATGCGGGTCAGCCGCAAGGAGAGATGAGAAATGTTTGAAGCCTATACAACTACATCAGCGGTTTATGAAACCGATGCTGCGATTGCCTTTACCGATATTCGTTATCGTGACTGCCGTATCACAACTGCTACTCCTACTTCCTTTAGGATTGTAACACCTGGTCGCTACTACGTGGAGTTCCACGGCGTTGGCGCTTCCAATACGGCAGCATCTCCTTTTACAGTTGCTTTGTATTTGAATAATGTTGCCGTTCCCGGTGTAGAAACTACAATTACATCAACTGCCGCAGGAGATGAACAAACTCTATCTTTAGGAACAATTGTTAATGTTGCGCCTTCTTGTTGCTATGTAGATAATGAAGTAAATCTTCGTCTTGTAGTGACTTCTGAAGAGCCTGGCACTCTATCCAGTGGCAACATTGTAATTTTCCGTCTAAAGTGAGGTGATAACGATGCGTGATTTTAATCATATTAAAGACCGTTTAGAACGGGAAATTGACGAAATTATGTATGAAAAGAAATGGACTCCTAAGCACGCGGAAGCTTTAGAAGAACTTCTAATGGGTTTAAAATGCTTAGAAGAAATGGAAAATGGTGGCGGCAAAGAGCATCTTAAAAAGAAAATGAAAAAGATGAAGCATAAAATGCCGCATAGTTATGATATGGATGAGGAAGAAGATGACGACGATGAGGAAGAAGAATGGAAGAAAATGAAAAAGAAAGCACATAAGTATGGTCGTGAGTGGGAGCCTAATGATTATGCAATGGCCCCTCGCATGAGACGTAATGGTGGAATGCGCCAAAACTATAATTATATGCCTACTTAGTATCACTATTTACCATTCCCTCATGACGATGCTGATTACATGGATGATATGGATTGGGGCTATGGCGAGTATTATATGCCTCCTTTTCGCTACGAACGTGGTGGACGTGGAGGACGTGGGCAAGACCAATATAACCAATATACATATCCGAGAAATCAATACGAACAAGGAACAAATTCCAATGGCAGTTCCAATAATGGGAGCGGACAATCAGGTAATAGCACTAATGCTACAGGAACGACCACTCCCAGTTAAAGGCATACTAGGACCGGAATGTTATGCTAATAGTTGTAGTAGTTAAACCAAAGAGGAAGCTTAGGCTTCCTCTTTATTTTTTTGTAAAAAATTTTCAATTTCATAAATAAATTCGCCTTTTGGTAAAGACTTTGGTCCAACAGTATCGCTAATAGAAGGAAATTCAATAGAATTAATGCTATCAACTAAATATTCAACATTGTAATCACTTGTATTAATTAAATAATAATTCGAAGAAATAGCACCGTTTTTATCTATAAAAGCTTTTCCTGCGGAACCACCAACTCTTTGAACACGAAAATGAGCTTCTAAAGGATTCTTAGTAAAAGTAAATAAGGAGGTTTTCATGGGATAGATATATTTCTTTCTTTCGTTTTCTTTTTTAATCCAAATCTGAAAAACACAGGGAACGTTATAATCTTGTCCCATTAAAGTAAAACTGTTTTCGGGAAGCTCATATTCTTGTTCTAAGTGAAAATTAAGCGGTAATCTATTTTGTATAGAATGTTTTTTAAAGGATTTTGGCAAAATAAAAGCGATAGTATTGGCAAAACTCGCTGCATATCTGAAAAAAGCAATTGCTAATTTTGCTTGTTGCCCAAAAGGGGGATTTCCTATTACTAAACAATTATTCGCTTGAGGTGGAACAAAAGAAAAAAAGTCTTGTTGCAAAATAGATTCATCTTCCGGAAATAAGTCTAAAGCTAAACAATTAGTCAGGTTTTTAGAAAAACTACCATTTCCCGCGGAAGGTTCTATAATTAAATCATATTTTTGTAAATCAAGATAACCAATTAATTGTTTAGCAATGGCTGATTTAGTATAAAATTTATCATTAAGATCTTTTTGTCCTAATGATTTTGTTGTTCCTTTCATTAATTAAACAACTCCGACCACATACTGTGGAATAAAATACTTATAAAAATCTTTATTATTAATTGCACACTGAATACGTCTTTGAGTTTTATGGTCGCGCTTAAAACGAGGGCGAATTAAGTTAGAAGTACTCTTCTTCCAATCTGCTTTTAAAAGTTTAACTTTTTCTGCCCAAATTGAATCATACGAATGTTCATTTGAACAATTATCAAGTAATTCTTTAAATCGCGCATTAAATGAAGGATTAAAAAGTGCGGCCCATTTTTCTTTAGGAATATATAAGACATATTCTTCAATAATACTGTTTTTATTTTCGTGATCATGAAAACCTACGATCATATAAAAATCTTCATTAATATTACTTTGTCTAAAAAAATCTGCTAATTCAATATCACTACCAATTTTAGGACTTTTAATTGACACTGGAACCCCTTCACAATAAGCATCCCATTTACCAGTGTAATTTTCATCTTTAACTAATCCAAATCGCTCAATCACTTCTGCTTGATAATCAAAACCGTGTTTCTGTCTTTCCATAATTAATCCTCATACCTTTCTTCACAATATCCATCATTAGTAGTATAGCAAACTTTTTTAATCCCAAGGTCCCGCAAAGCCTTTGTACAAGCCGCACATGGTCTCGCCAATGCCTTGCGGCCGCCCTTGGTTTCTCTATATACATAAATTTCAACTTCGCTGAAATTAATGTCAAGGTATCTAATTTTAGAAATCAATTCTATCTCAGCGTGCATTTTACTGGGATAGTAATGATCTCCATTTACATCATATCTATAAATATTATAACGCTGTTGTAGGGGATGCGTTTTGTTTTGATTGTGGCCGCGCGCAATAATGGTTCTTCGGAAAACGGCAACCGCACCAATTTTTGCACTCGATGCCCCATTATAATCAGATTGTTCTGCACATTTTCGTGCGGCCTCAAAGAATTCCTAGCGCATTAGGCTCCTTTCTTAAATACAAAGCAACTTGTTCTTGCCACCATTCAATGATAAAGGCATTGATATGATACCAATATTTCTGAAAGGTATCTACATCCTCAAAAATTACTGCCATCTCTCGTCCGCTATGTATCCAAGGGGCGCGGCCAATGCCCATAAAAGCATATCCATTACTTCGGAGATTATGTAGGGTTTTACCGAAAGACGAGTCTAATGTAAAATTATCCATAGTGTGCTCATAGGTTTCAATTTGCGCGGAGGAATAAATCATATCAAGTCTTTCGATTTCTTCTTTAAAGGCATATGTATCAATTTCTTTTATCCATTGTCTTTCAAGATTGTTAAACTCCATATTATTCTCCTCTATAAAGTTGGCCTTCAACCTGCGCAAACACTTCATTTAGAAGTTCCTCGGTCCCTTCACCCCAAGCAATGATAATACCGCAAGGATTGAAGGCATATGGATTATTATAACAAAATTCAGCGTCATAACCTGCGGACACAATACTATCAATTAATTGAATGGTAGTATCTTCATCGGTGGCTAATTCTTCATCCATATCGAAATCTTTCCAGCGAATAATACAAGTTGTATTACCCTTTGCCGCGGCTCCTGTAATGACTTTATTAAAATATAAAGCTAATTTCTCCATCTTTAAACGCCGCGCTAAAAGCGTGCTGGCATAAGCCTCAGTTGCCTTAATTAATTCCATTCTTTAACCCTCCCTACAACGAGTTAAAACAGTATATTTTATTTCTTCTATTTTTTTGTGTTCTTTAATAGTGCCTTTTAAATGATAGATTTCTTCTACTTCTAATTTTCTCGCCGCAGTTTTCCAAATATAACGATTGCCATCTTCATCTTCTAAAATATAAGTATGGGTATCACCATAATAGCCGGAATTAAGGGTATCTTCGATTACAACAAAATCTTTTTCAATCTTTCCATTTATTACCCCTACATATTGGGAGCAGAAAGATTTATTTATAAGGCTGCCAACGTAATTACGGATAATATCATAATCTTTTAATTGATTGTTAAGAGTAATCTCTTCCCAAGTTAGTTTAATAGGAATAATTGAGGAAGGGAGGTTGTCGGGAATAATATAAGATGAAGGCAAATACCAAGAAAATAACAGATTATATCGCGCTTTCCGAAGAAGGTGCTCTTTACAAAATTCTTCTATTTCGCTACTATTGCCTTTAAACAAGGTAATATAACCTGCTTCAAAGAAACCAAAACCCTTACGTCCATCAAAAATAATAGGTTCATCATACCATCTTACTTCTTTAAGATAATAGCCTTCGCCGCCACATTTAGAACAAGAAGATTTGCGGCAACAGGGATATTTGATTTTCACATATTGCCGTTTGTCATGTTCATAGGGCTCGCCAACAATTTCACGATTTGCGTAAGACTTGGCTACTGACATTTTCTTTTCCCCTTTCATTTAACATAATAATTATACAATAAAAATATATTTTTGTCAAATTTTATTATAAGCGACACTTTAGTCAACTAAAGTGCCGCCCACTATAAAATTGATATAAAGTATTATTATCGTCAGCAAGAAAATGAAAAATTATTTTAGCGTCATAAGTAGGAGGAATTAATATTTCTCCACATCTGGGGTCTAGTATGGTATCTGCTTTTTCCTCTATTCTCGTTTCTACTGATGCCTTAAATGTTAAAAAGCCATTTGAAAGAGGCACGATAAAATCACCAATAGGCTCAGGAATATCTAATATATGATAGCGTTTGCCGCATATTAAACACTTTCCAGTATCAGGGTCTTGAAAAGCCCAACAGACCGGACAAATATGCTTTTCAAACATATTAATCATCCTCCGTCAACGTAAAACCAATACAGTCAGCCGCAAGAAGATACTTAAAATATTCCTTCATTTCATCCACAACTACGTCTTCACAATTTTCTGCATTGCCAATAGATACATCTAAAATATTATTTAAGGTATCTTCATAACTGGCAAAAGCAAGACCAAAAATGCCATACGCCTCTGCCTTACGGGCCATCGCGGCCGGGTTTTTACAAATAACAAGGGCATTATTTTCTTTAGCGTGTTCAAGAAGCCTACGAGTTTTACCAGTGCTGCGGCCGCCAATAATATAATTGTAATTAGACATAATAAAATTTTCCTCACTTTTCACATTTATTTTTATCCCCTTGACAATAACAACGGGGCATATTTTTTTGAGCCATACAATAACTATTACCATAAAGATAACCACATTTTGGTCCTTCATAAGGAAGAGGTGGGAGGGACGGCAATTCTATCCAATAAGACGGCGTATATCCTGAATCACTCGACCAACCAAATCCATCTATCCATAAATCCCAATTACCATCTTTTGAATTATATCGTGCAAAAGTTCGAAGCCATCTAGTGCCGCGATAAATATTATGGTCTAAAACCAATACTTCACATTCGATATCATTTGCGGGCGGGTCTTTAACACAATCTCGCCAATACATCTTGCTTCTCCTTCATTTCAATGCCGCAGTGCGGACAAAATTTAGTTTTGCCGCCATAGGTTTCTTCTTTACATGAGGAACATTTCACCTTTAGACCACTACCAGGCATCCAATAGCCATAGTCTTCAACATCTTTATATGCTTTTACAGTAGGCAATTGAAGCGCGGTTGCTTGGATTACATTAATCATAGGAATAACAATTCGTTCAATAACTTCTTTTTGGTCTGGCTTTTCTTCTATAACTTCACGAAGAGAGGCTCTTGTTTCATTTAGAACAGCCAGGATATCATTTACATTAACTGGATTAATTACATTTACCAATTACTAAGACTCCCTTCTCCAAAAATTAAAGTAAGAATTATTGCCACGATAGAACCACCAAAAAGCATAACAAGAAAATTAATTATAGTATTAAAAATTAATTCAAACATTCTTATCCCTCTTTATATAAGAGATATACATACATAAAGCCAAGAATCCTGTAATACAAAATAAAATTCCTATTGTAAGCATAATTGCCAAAATATTAGACACTATAATGCTCCTTGATAAATTCTTTTATCTGTTCTAAATTTACAGGATAATTTCCCCATGCGTCCAATTCACAGTGAATAGAATTGGTTATTGGGTCAATAATTTCTTTTGTATGACTATGCCCGCAAAGATTCCAAACGCGACAAAAAGGTTTTTTATCATCGTCAAAATTATTAGTTAGCATAGGGTAATGCGAAAGCATAAAGTTCCATTTCTTATATTTTAGCAGAGTTGCATAATTTATAGCGCGAATATTTGGTAAAGTTTTATATAGCTCTATGCGGGCGTTAGAATCATGATTACCAAGAATAATATGAATATTTTGACATTTAATTTGCTTTAAGCATTCCATACCATATGCGGTATCATTAAGCATAAGGTCGCCAAGAATATAGAGCGTATCCTCTTCTTCTACTGTTTCATTGATATTGGCAATAATAATTTTATCATGTTCCTCAATACTACCAAAGCCGCGAGGTTCATATAAAAAAGGCTGATTATGCCCGAAATGTAAATCGGACGTTATGTAAATACTCATTAGTCTCTCACAATCTCCACTCTAATAAGATTTTTGCGGCACTTAGGAAACTCCAAAGTGGCATACATATTTTTAATTACGTTTTCAGGAACACGGGCGCGGCCGCTACGCTTATTATTGCGAAAAATACATACTTCTACCGGAATATCGAAATATACCATTACAATATCAAAATCTAATTCAGGGCACATACGATAAATAGCATTAATAAGCTTGTCACGAGAAATCTTGTTAAGATGTGTCGCGTCCGCGATAGTATTGACCGTATAGGTATCTTTCAGAGACTCACAAATGCGTCTTACATATTCTCCAAAAACCTGCTTTTCTTTGGCAAAGTAATCATCTTCCTCTTTAATCATAGAAAAGCGCACTTCATCACGAGAAACATATGTCCATTTAGGTTCAATAGGATTCATGTTTTCCTTCAATTTTTCGCGGGCCCACGTGCTCTTGCCACATCCTGGTATGCCGCATAAAATGTATAAAGTAGGCTTATACATATTAGTCTCCTTTCTTAAAACTCCACACGTAATCTACAAATCTACTCCAATTAACCATCACTTGTGTATAAATATCAATCTTTTTATCTTTATCCTCAGAGCCGCGGCACCAGGGAGAAAGAATAATTTCATACTCTGCTTTACACCAAAAACAATACATTAAATTAGATTGGAGATGACGTGCAAATTCTTCTTTATCGTTAAAGTCCCGCAAATCACAAATGGTATCTTTGTTAAAGTCATAATGCTCAAAAATATTCCATGTTTCCATTAAACCACTATTGATATTGTGCTGCCAAACGTTCCATACCATCATAACGAAAACCTCTTTTTTAATTCTTTATAATTTATTCTTGTTAAATCTTTCTCACTAATATGTAAATATTCATTTTTATCATCACGCCGCCAACCATACCATGCCTTATTGCCCACACTGGCGACATTAATTAGATAACGTTCAAAGCCGATGGATTGAAGATATTTGATTTTACGATTATATTTAAAAGACTTTATCGAAGTTATAATTAGCGTAATAATAAACATCACTAGAAAAAAGATAACCGGTGCTAATTCCGCGAATAATTTGATACTAAAATAAAAATCAACCATTTTCATATTCCTCTAAATCATCCAAGCACTTTCTAATATGATTATATACCTGAATATTAGCCAATTCATATTTACGGTCGCCAAGACTATTCCATTCTTCGATACAATTAATCAAATACTGTCTGACCTTATCGATTACCTCTTGACGTCCTGCGGCATAATAGTTATCCATAGCAATTCTCCCTTCATTTCTTATATATATTATACACTAAAAATTAATAAAAGTCAAAAAGAGGCGTAGTATTATCTACGCCAATATTGAATGAAATAATCTGTATTCATTAAAGCCAGAAAGAAATAAGCGATTTTCATCAGAGGAATTTCGTTAGAAAATAAAGCCCCATAATAAAAAGTAAGAGAAAAAATACCATAAATAATTAGACCTACATATTTATTATTAAAAAGCATTTACCATATCTCCTTAAGTAATTTGTATCTAACTTTATCTTTATATTCATCTTTTACAAGATAATAAATATAACTTTCTAAAATATCAACTGGATGGAGGGTTCTACCTTCAATTTTAAAGTGCTGAAAGCCTTTGGGAATATAATATTCTTGAATTTGTTGTGGCGTAATAATAGTGGAAAAATCTAAAATATCGTAAAATCCGTGCTTCATAGCATCACATTCAAAGGTAGTGCCGTAGGCGCAATTTAATTGGTCTTTAGATAGTTGCGTATAATGTTCCTTACGATATTGACAATTTGGATAGCAATAGGCATTAATAAGGAGTTCAATTTTCTCGATATCATTAATCTTATTTAGAAATTCCTCGTTATGATTATCATTATAATCAAGCACAACAAGATCATAGCGCTTAGTAAATTTATTAATTTCCTCTATATTACGCTCGCATTTGGTAGTAGAAGCAACTATTTTATAATTAGGATAATTCATTCTAATATAATTCTCTAAACCAATATCATTTACTAATACTTCATTCATATTATTACTACATAATTCCATAATTAGATTACAATAATTATCATAAAAATGGCGCGGCAAGAGTTGATTATTAGTAAAAGTAAAGCGCAAGGGAACATCTAACTCATTAAATGCGGCAGTAGTGTTAATAATGTTTTCATTACTGGTGCTGCCATAATATAAACGGCCGCCATTCCAAATGGCACCAGGATAACTGCCATAGACGGCACCAATGCGAAGACCATCAATAAAATACTCGGGATGCTCCTTGAGGAGCAAGATAAGGGAATGATTTAACTTAAATTGTTCGTAAAAATCAGGTAAATAAAAATTAACCATCTAATTTCTCCCAAGAAATAGTAAGCGTCAGTTCGGCTAAATTGCGACCATTTATATCATAATCGTGCTTAACAGAGTAGCCGCGTTTAGTAAAATATTTGACTATTTTGCCGCACTGTTCGCGAGTTATGTATGAATCAAAATGAATAAGAGAAGTAGTTTGTGATACATTATAGCGCATAGCCATATTTATTTCTTTATTAATCTCTTTAATGGCACGCCAAATTTGAAAAAAGTTATGAATCTTTTGCCCTAATGTTATTACTCGTCGTCTTGTAAGTGCGTTCATATAATCCTCACTATTCTATCAAATAACATAATAGTTTCACCATTCCACTCATACTCACTCATCTTACCATAATTCCTATTATCGTGATAATGGCCGAAATACCAATAATCATACCCACCTATATGGCGTAAAACATCACTTAGATACTCTTCCATGGTAGGGTCTATTTTACTTTGGTCTATATTTTTCATAAATAAATCAGTCGGTTGCCACTCAGTAGGGCAAGTATGGGTTAAAACATAATCAAAATGCCGATGGTCGATGATATCCAAAATTTCACAATGACGTTGCGAACTTACAATTTCATTAGGATACCATGTCCAATGCATAAGTTGCCGCCATTCTTTATCTACACTATATGCGCCGCCATAGGTAAAGAAAGTTTTATTTTTAATACAATAATGCCCGCCATCTTGAAAATACCAGATATTAGGATAGTTTTTGTCGTGCCACATTTCATCATCATAGCATTTTAAATTAGAACTCATATATTCTTGCGTAAGAAGAGGGCAGACCTTTAACTCTATATCATCCCACTCACTATCATCTTCTTTATAATAGGGTCTATCATGATTACCACGAAGCGCAAAAATAGTAATAGGCTGGGCCGCAACTAATTGTTTTCTCATTACCTCACGCGGCTTCTTAATACCCTCAAAGCGGAGAGCATGGTCGCCAAGAAGAATAAGGATATCATTAGTGGTGGTTTTATTTTCACGACACCAATCAGGAAGCCAATCAAAATCACCGTGTGTATCGCCACGAACGAATACACGATTTATGGTAGTCATACTTATCACTCCTTTATATATTTATTATAGCACAAAAATTACAAAAAGTCAAAAATAAATCGGCTTGTTAAAATTTTAACAAACCGTTATCTTTAAATTTGCGAATTCCAAGCTACTTTCCAAGAAAAATGCTGACCAAAGCCACAATAAGAAGCAGAATAACCACATTCAGTTAAAATGTGCAGAACTTTAGTAACTATATAACGTTCATCTAATGGAGTCTCTAATTCCCAAATCATTATATCTTCACCGTTAGAGGCAGCGTTGCGGACTTTCTCTTCAATTTTGGCTACTATTTCAAATACCTCTGTCATTTTCTCCTTATTAGCAATTAATGTCATTTCAGTAGCGTGTTTAGCTAAAAACATATAAATCCTTTCTCCTTATTTTAATAATATTTATTATAAAATACAATAATTTTAACAAGCCGCTTTATATCTTCTACGTAGCGCTATCTTGTAAATAATCTTCAATAACCTTCCTAAATTCATCGCTAATCTTCTCTGGCATTGGCGCGGGCTCTAGACTGGTGATATCCTCAACTTTAATCACATAAAGTCCTTTTTCACCCAAAAAAACATATAATTTGCCGCAATTTACAAGTATACCGAATAGATGTTTAGGAATTTCTCCATATTCTACATAATACAATTTATTACAAGCATATTCATAAAGACGCCACATAGGATTTTCTTTAAAATGGTTTACTACCATAATTATTATTCCTCACAATTATGTAATGCTTCTTCCGCGCGTTCTTTTAAGTAGGTTTCAATTAATTGCTTAAAGTCATTGGGTAAATCTTTTGGCATAGGAATAGGGAACATAGTATTAATATCTTTAGTTTTAATAATACAAAGCCCATATTCAGTTAAAACACGATAACGCGGTCCGCCACAATCTAAAAGAAAGCCTGTAATAACATAGGGCCGGTCATCCTTATTATAATCAACAACATAAAAACGGTCGCAAGCATAATCAAATAATTTGTATAAAGGGTCAATTCTCATAATTACCATTCCTCACAATCATATTCAGGATGAAAATGTAAATGACATTCCATACAAAGCCATCCATTAGGAGAGTTATTTGTTCTAATCATGTCGGATTGTTCGTATCGTTCACCGCATACCCCGCACTTACGGTAATACTTACGTTTCTTTTTAATAGTAGACATATTTACTCCTTTAAATCCATTTTTGCTCCGCAATCGGGGCAGAAATTTTTATCTTTTTGCGACGCCACGAATAAACATTGATTACACTGATGGCAGGGATGCCCGTATTTATTCAGACGGGGATTTATCCATCGCCCATGCCGCACGGGTTCGACATCAATAATAGGCATTTTATCTAATAATATTTGCATTTCTTTTGGCCCAAAATATTGTAAGCCCAATCCTTTACTGGCCCGCTCTTCTTGTTTGATTTTGTATTTGTTAATAAATTCTTGAAAATAAGTGATGTCAATTGCTTTCATATCTATCCTTATAAATATATACAATATACTTGCGTCAAGTTGTAGTCATATCTTTATCATCAGCAATGCTATAACGTTCAGGATGTGCCTCCATGGTTAAATAGACTATCAATATATTTTCTATCTTCCCAAAATAGAGGAATATTATCATCTACCGTCCAACGATTACGAGTCATTTCTATATAGGTCATAGCTTTCATGTCGATTTGCGTCTTGACCTTAGTAGGCTTCTTAATAACACAAATGCCTCGCTGGTGAGAAATGGGAAGACTCTCCCACTTGATGTTCTTTTCGACTAGCATTTGCTTGATATTTTCACAATTCTTATTCATTAGTTCCTTGTGAGAAAAATGCGCCTGTCCCATAGATTGGATAGAATTGCGAATTGCATCCTGCTGCCGAAAAATAAAGTAGTTGCATACTTCATCCGCGGGCAGAACAAAAGCACGGGCATCAAATAAAGCACCTTTATCGCAAGCTCGGCAATAAGCCTCCAAGAACCTATGTTCTTCGGAAGTACCTGCTGTTTCAAGGGGACTGATATTTCTATAATCATTCAATTCTTGCCAAAAAACCTTATTAAAAATCCAAGTAGCAATCGACGCGGCGACACTTACCATCTTCTGAATATTATTGCCAAACCAGGGTTGAGTTTCCCAAGTATCATTATTAGTGATAAGAAGGGAAATTTCATCACTTTGAGTATAGGCAATCTTTACGCCTTCGATTTCGCGGCACAGAACCGCCGCAGTTTCTTCCATAGCCCGCATAAGAATATCATCAAAAGGCTTTTTAAAGCCCTTGGTAAAGGTATGAAATGCCTTACCATCAATACGAATAATAATAGGCATGCGACTCGGCAGATAAGTTCTAGTAATATTTTCATACGACTTCATACGGTCGCCAAGACTATCCTTACGCATAATTATTTACCTCCAAACAATCCATTAAAAATATCCTCAAAACCGCCGGGTTTAGTCATGTCTTTACCATTATCCTCCCACAGAGGGCAAAAAGAAATATATTTTCCTTCAGGAATTTCCTTGATGGAGCATTCTAACTTTGTAAATCCTTTTTGATTCTTACAAGTATAGCATGAACGTAATTCCTTGTTGTAAGTGCAAAGCGGTTCATGGCAACGAATTTCTTCTTCTGTATCACGTTTGCCGCACCAATCACATTGATAGATAGCCTTCATTTTATACCATCCTTTTTAATCATCAATAAACTTATCGTATTCTACATATTTAGTCCCGCTAAATCCACCAATCCAGTAGTGCGCTTGAATTTTTACTCGTTCAAGCCAACGGCATTCATTATTAATACAAATCGGAAAAAGAGCAAATTTTTCAATAATATAAGGTTCTTTAGGCTTAGGCTTTTCAACAGTATTCCACCGCATAGTTAGTCTCCTTCATAAATCTGTAAAGTGCCATCGGCGTTATAGAGAGGGGTCATACCGCCGGTATAATTACTACGAAAAACGTAATACATTACTTTAGTGTCATTGGCATAAACAATACGTTCAGTGGGATAATCAACGCCGCCATCCCAAGATTTAATAACGGTAAAATAACCTTTACTAAAATGATTATCGGGATTAGTATTTGCTTCCTCATAAGAAGAAGAACAACTACACAACATAAGAGCCATAGTGCAAAGAACCAAAATCAAAGCAATTTTCTTTTTCATATCATTAGAGTTCCTTTCCTGTTTCTGCGTCATATACTTTAAGAGTTTCTGCATACTCTACACCGCAGTGTTTAAGAGCATCATAGATAAAAAACCAAGGCGTAGTGCCGTCGGGGAAGATTTCACATTCAAATTCAACTTTGACTTTCATTTATTTAATCTCCTTCCATCCATTTCTCCAATCTACATGGACATCATACAGGAACTTCTTCAGGAAATTCGTTTCTATCCTCTACATAAGAAGCAATTTCTTTTTTGGCTTTAAGACAAACATAATCATAAGCCACTTCTGTATTAATATTACGATATTTACAATAAGGGCATCTGAGACAATTATCTAATTCAATTACAATTTTAGTTTTCACTAATCTCAATCCCCTTTCGTCGCGTAGTAAATTACTTCCTTTCTTTAGAAAAATTTACAAGTTAAAAACATAATTAAAGAACCAAACAGGAAGGCTCCCGTGAAAAGACAAGGATAAAACGCCTTTTCTTCAATCCAGTCCCAAATTCTAAGCAAAAAGCACCGCTTTTTGAGAGGAAAGAAAAATTGATACTCGTTGGCGGGCTTGCTCATAGTAGATTACTTCCTTTCTTTATCTTATGTATATATTATATACTAAAATTTTATAAATGTCAAATCTTAATAATGAGTATCACAATACTCGCACCGGTATCCATATACTGGCGCACCGCAATTGCGGCAATTGGTTATATTTTTATTATCTTTTGCCGCGGTTGATTTATAGGCGGTCCAGGTGGCAATTTTATTACCCAAAGTATCATAGGCTGATACTTCTTCAATAACGCCTGGAACTACTTCCTTATAGTGATTATGAAAATTTAGATTTCTGGGAAAAGGCGTCAATCCTTCACCATTCAAAATTTGTTCGTTCTTTTTGTATTCTTCATAAGCAGCGATAGCACTCTCTAGTGTTTTATAAGAACGCTCTTTAAACCAATACATATTAAACTCCAAACTTTTTCATCAGCATTGCTTTACCAAAAATATCAAATACATTTTCCGCGTCCTTATTAACTTCATACTGCGGCATTTCTTTGATAAGATTATCAGCAAGTCCCATATAGGTTTCTGCCATATCCCGCAATTCTTCTACAGGCACTTCACCGCGGCGGACCGCCATTAGGTATTCAAGAGAATTAGGATGAAACAGTAAATCTTCATATGGTTCGTCAGTCAAAGCATAACGCTGTAAGCAATCATAAAGCCGCATCAGATGCGCAACTTGCTTGGGTTTTTCATCACGCTTAAAACGATTATACATATTATACATATGCCCCATAAAAGCGTGTGCTCCGCGATTTACGTCATAACGAGCCACTAATTCTCTATTATTACGAAGATAGTCAAATTCGGCCTTATAGGTATCGCCGCACCAATAGTAGGGAGTAAAGATAGTTTCAAGGAAATTCATATTTTGCTTTTTGAGTTCTCCCACCATTAGGCGATAGTTTTTACCTTCTACGTGGGCATCACCAAGATGAAGCTCTTTAGAATAAGGCTTGGCCGCGGTATAAAGATCGTGAAAAGACGGCATTAACCAAACCTTAGTATCTACGTCAGATTCCGGAGTAGCGAGGCCATAATTCTGGGAACCATAAAGCGCGCCAAATAACGGAACACGGTCAGACTGTTCTGCGGCAAATAGAGTATGCTGTTCTACGGTTTTAGTAAGTTCTTCATTAGTCATAGTTATTGCCTCACTTTCTATATACATTATATAATAAAATTTTATTTTTGTCAAATTAAAAAGCCTATGCGATTTAATCCCATAGGCTCCAAAATACTTCTGCCATTTCCGCAAAAGCCTTTTTAGTAAGAGCGTCCAATTGCTCACTATTTTCTTTATACCAATTAAACCCATTTTCAATATCTTCCTCGGTAGGATTATGAGTTTCTTCCCAATTAGCCATCTCTTCAAACATATCGGCAAGACGAAGAATGCGTTCTTGATACTCCTCAAAAGTGGAAGCAACTGCTGAACTATAACCAATCGTATGCATAGCATAGTGCCTCAAAGACGTTGCCAACAAATTACACAAAAAATAATCCAAATCCCAACAATCCCAATCAGAAAAGCCGCGACTAATACGTTGACGTTTCCACTTCTTTTTGCGGCGTTTGGCGTCCTTGCCGGAAGCATGAAAATGGCTTACATTGAGGTAGTTTTTCATTCCATTTTACCTTCCTTTTTATATAAATAAGAATTACCAAAGGCAGCGATAAAATCATTTTTATACTTATAACGAATAATTAAGTTAGAACAATTATCGCAATCGTATTCTTTAGGATAATCCGGATTTTTGGGCACATTGTTTCTTTTACAAAATTTCTTACACATTCTACGAGTGTGGCGAGAGTGAAGAGTCTCAGTAGGATTTAGCCAACAAACATGGTCGTGGTGATGAAGTAAAGCGTTATCCATTTCATCATCATCAGCAATCCAATTGCCAATATGGTCATCTAATAACTTTAGAAATTTATATAATGGCTCCATAAAATCTCCTTAGGAGGCGGACTACTCCGCCTCCAATAGAATTAGTTAATCTTAAAAATTACCTTTGAACCGTGATAATCATAAATATATTCCAGTTCAAGCACACTATCACCAGTGCTCACAGGAACCTGATAGTATAAGTATCCCTGAAAAGCGCGGCCACCGCCTACAGTCTCACCCATAAACCATTTTTCACCGTAAATATAATCTTCGCATAGCATATTATTTTTATAAAGTTTAAAGGAAGATGCGGCTACATACATTTCATTAGTATCAGTATTATAAATGGTTAAAGGAATTTCAATAACTTCAATGCCCTCGGGGACATGCATATATTCATTAATCGCGGCGGCCGCAGGATTACTGATAGAGACTTTATGGTTAGGTAAAGTAACCATTTCATTTAAAGAATGTGCCATTACCGGCGCGGGAGTGGCATTAAGTTCAGTGCTAAGATTGTCAAGAACCATGCCGGTGAAAATAAAAGTCGGGATACCGGCAAAAAGTATAACAGCAACAATTGCAATAATAGCAATTTTAATCACTTTCTTCATTATTTTTATACTCCTTCGTTAATAACATCCTGAGCTTCTTCCATATCAGGAGCGGAAGCTTCATCTTTAATAATTCCTTCGAGAATTTTGAAGTTAAAGTTCTTGTGTTTGTATACCGCAATGGTAGGACGATTTACAATTCTCGCTACAACGCCTTCGCGGATATGAGTCTTACCAATAGGATCGGGACCATCAAAATACTGCTCCACCTTACGCAGAACATATTCGCCAGGAGAGATAACATGAGCGTCCGCGATACCATCCTTATCAACATCTACACCCATGTCCGGAATCATAAACTTCTCAAATACCGGCACATACTTTACGCCCATCTGGTCGCAACGCAGACGCATCTGTTCGGGAGACATTTCAACAACATCGCCTTCGTCATTAGACATAGTCATACGATAAATATAAACTTCGCACTTGGGAGGAAGAATACCATCATCGCCAGGTTCATCGGCCGGAACAGTATAACGCACCTCTTCCCAACGACCCTGAGGGTCGCAACCATAAGAGAATACAGTTTCTTCACCATACATCTTAGAGAACTCTTTATCCTTAATCTTAGAGTTCTTCACAGATGCCATAATAGGAGTATTTTCATTTACGAAACCAACAATCTCGTAATAAACAGTCTCGCCCTTATGAAGCTTACCTTCAAACTTCTTAGCCATTTCAAGGCGGAACTGATTATCATCATAGAAACCACCATCGTGCTTTTCATCAAGCACAACACGACGAGTGCCAGTCACATAGCCATATTCATAAATAGGCTTACCATCGTGATGAAGTTCAGGAATGGGCCGCTTCAATAGACGAGCAGAAATCTTACGAATAATGTTGCCTGCGGTGCAACCAAAAGAGTCAGCATAGCCTTTAATAAGCGGCAAGTAGCCAGTGCGGCCAGAGGTGCCATGCATCTTCAAAGTAAGTTCAACTACATCACCCGCACGGAAATCATTTAAATGATAAGCCAACTGCTCGGTATCTACGTGCTGTGCGAAGGTAGGGGCAAAATTTACCTTGGTCTTGCGGCCCCTGGAGCCACCATGCCATTCTCCGCGATTCTTAACCTTAGGAATATACTTCTTACAAATCTCTACACCATTCAAAATAGTAATGGTGTCGCCTTCCTTTAGGTCAGAAATAGTAGTAAAGTTCGCCAGAGAAGTAAGCGGCAAGAACAGACCATCAGACTTTTCGCCGCGAAGCTTCATAGCCTTGATGTTTCGCTTATCAGGGTCAAGATAACCACCAGCGGGATTACCATTTTCGTCCTTACGACGAACAAGGTCGTTGGCGGCGCAGAACTCTTCGGATAGCTGCAAATCACAAGGAAAGTAGACACCCAACTGATTTTCAACATAATCTAAAGATACAATTACAGTATTACCAAAACAATCCGCAAGAAGCAGACGGTCAGCATTAGAATGCTTACGCACATTCTTTAGACGAGTAATATAACCACAATATGCCATAATTCTTATTCCTTTCTTTTATTCAATTCCTACAATTTGAGGAACATTAAAATAAATAACTTTATAGTTATTATGCGTGAGAGTCACATCTTGAGGTCTTATAATAAAGCCATCTTGCCAATTACGATACCAAAGATAATCATTTAATATTTGATATAAATCATTCTCACAACTAAAATACGGGCCACCACTATCGCCGCCATTTGCGATAGAATAAGCAATGACTTTATTTAAAAGTTCAATTTCTTCTAAGGATGCAGTATCTTTAGTAAAAGTTTTAATCTGCATCTGGCATCCTCTCCATTATTGTAAAAATCTTACCATCTTGTTCCAAAACTTCATATCTATCATAAAACTCATTAAGGCTAACTGTATCGCCAATAACAACCTTATAAGTTGGAGCTGTATCGGCATATTTCTCAATACTAAAGCCGCATATAGCTAAAAAAAGGGGCGTACAAAGGATAAACATTATAATAAAAAGATCTAGACTGTCTTCACTCAAACCAATAAAGAACGCCGCAATTAACCCAATTAATACTCCACCAATGATCGCGGCGGTCCAATTAAATACTGGATTAACGCCAATTTCTCCAATAGAAAGAATCTCAATACCTTCCATCATACTTCCTTAACCTCACTAATATAAACATCCACAACTTTCGCGGCAACACTCATATCCATGTGGCCGCGGAAATTCGTATTAAGGAACTTCATAAGATTTTTCTTATCAACAGGGCCTTCATACTCATCTCGTAGAATTTCCGCAATACGATTAGGATTACTAATAAGTGCAGGAGCAAACTCATTAATAATTTCAAGTTCGGCTTTATACTTTTCCAGTAGGTCAGCACGAGAAGCGGGGCAAGTATCTACCTGTTCCTTTACAGACTTCTGAATCTTAATAAGTTCGGTATTTACAAACTTTTCATCAATATTGTCGCGACAACCCTTATCAATTGCCGCCTTTTTAATGGCAGCGATATAGCCAGAAATTGCGGTCTTACGGTTTTTATTGCCGCTCTTCATTGCGGTAATCATTTCGGACTGGAGAGTTTCAATAGTCATTTTATTTTACTTCCTTTCTTTAGTCGTATTCATATTTCCACCACGAATCATTAATGTCGGTTTCTTCGATATGAATATTAGTATAATCTTTATACTCAGGATTAATTTGATATTGTTTTAGACAATCATTTGCGTATGCTTTACTTACGCCACAAACGGCAATAAGACAATTTTGATATTGTGTAGTATTGCCTACAATGATATATTCTTTCACTTTATTTCTCCCACTTTATTACCATAATGAAAGACAAAGCTAAAGCGTGCACACTACCAATAATAAATGGGAACCAGTTATCGGGGTTTTGAGAGAAAATACTAAAACTATAAGTAGCCATGAAAAACAGATAACACAATGAAGCCGTCTTTTGGATTCGGTCACAAATTTTATCAAACTTACTCATAATCTCGTTCTTCCTCTCGTTTCTTATGCTTAGGCCGCTTATATTTCTTACTTTCGTGGATACGAGTATAAGGCTTTATGTCGCCCCAATCATTACGCATAGATTGAATAATTTCAATATTAGTTTTGGGCTTTTTATTAGCCATTACTGCGCACCCGCCTCTCTTATAGTAGTAATCCAATTATTAATTACATTAGCAACATCTTGCCAAAAATTACCAGTTTGCATATCTGTATAAATACTGGGATAAATAGTAGAAACAACTATTAAAGTCAAGAGAATCCCCATTAAAATACCAATAATATATTTACTCATTTTTTTACTCCTTATTACAATATGGTGAGAAGAATAGGATTCGAACCTATAAAACCGCTTACTCCGACTTTGCGGCGCGTATACCATTTTCGCCATCTTCCCTTGTCCGGGAACGTTGCCCGGGTCGGCCGCATTTTATGGGTTGGCTTCCCGTATCTTATGTATATATTATACATTAGATTTTTTAAATTGTCAAACTTTTAGAAGAAAACCAATAAATAAAAGGAACATCATAAACAACACAGAATTCAATATGCGGCAGTTTTACAGGAATAGCTCTATACTGTGAAAATCTATATCCCATTTTAAATAGTTCATCATCTAAAACATTTTCAACAAAGTCCAATTCTTCAAAGGTCGTGCCTTTGATGTAATATTGAGTCATATCTGAGTTAAATGAACCTTTCATCGTTAGGCTACTTCCTTTCTCATTTACTATAAATATTATATACTATAATTTTCAAAATGTCAATTTTAAACCCGATAGGAAACCTATCGGGTTATATATTAGTGAATTACGGCATAACGCTCATTATTCAAAGCTTCGAACATCAAATCATAGCCAGTTTTACCAGTAAGAATAGTCTGGAAAATAGAGGGACTAAAGCCACTTACATAAGAAATCAAGCCCTCACCAATCATAGGAATATTATCATTACGAGCATCACAATTCCAATATACAATATGAGGCATCTTATAACCGTGCTGTGCCCACTTATGAGCAACGCCTTCCATTACGGTTTCAACATTATTACGATTAAGATTATAGGAAGGAGCAGGCGCGGCATTACGATACCAACTATAGATATCGGAAGAATGTGCGGCCGCATCAAATTCCATATCAGAAATAATCACAACGTTCTGAGGAATTTCTTCCTGAGAACAATTATTCTGAATGGCAGTATCCAGCAATAAGTCAAATACAGCCTCGATGTTGGTATTATCAACAAGATTAGTATCATAAATGCGACGAACCTTGTCAACAAAATCCACACCCTTAGTTTCAATCAACTGAGGACGAGATGCAAAAGAGATATAATGGTTCGCAAAAGGACCACCCGCACGTTCCGCGCAGTAAAGAGACAGAGAAATTGCCACGTTAATGGGAGTTCCTGACATACTGCCGCTGGTGTCGCAAACACAAATACCGTTAAAATTCGCATCCTTTACCCAATTAGGCAGATTTTCCCAATACTTATTAACCATCAGACGGTCAGTATTATCCATCAAACTATAGCGGCACCGAAGGGCCTTTTCTACAACTTCATAAGGATACAGAGCGCCCGCATTTACCTTAGTAGTCTTATCCTGCGCAAAAGCCTTATACTTTTCCTTGATAATATCGTGACGAGCAAAGGCATTCTTGTAAATTAGACCTGCCTTAGAAGGAATCTTGTCGAACTCAATCTCGTCCCACTTACCGGCAGACATCAGACGCTCAAGAACATTGATGCGCTTACGTAGAACAGACAGGGCCTTACGGTATTCCTTATGAGACAGACCAATATACTTACGAGTAATTTCCGCAAGACGCTTGGTTTCCTTTGAAGAGGCATTTTCGCTCTTCATCCACTTTGCAAGCAGAGAAGGAGTCTCGCAAGACAGGTCAAGAATGAATTGCTTTTTAATAATTTCCAGAGCTTCAGCAGACAGAGGGGTATCAATAAAGGTATAAAGGTCATCCCAACGACCAAATTCTGCAATATATTTCATATTACGCTCTGCGGCGGCAGCATCATTCTTTGCAAGCCAATTCATACAAACGCGGAAGAAGCGTCTTTCTCCTTGCACTTGAAAAGCTATTTTCATAGCTCCGCAGACTATCTCTTCACCCTATTCTATATAGGGGCTCTCCACTTCATTCGGTGCTAATCTCCGAATTACAATTAGTCGTTACACTTTCAATAAATTTCCAACGGAAACCGTAAGCAATTTTATCGGCTCGTGCGGCTTTGCTAAGCCAGCCATGAGAAACGCTTAATGCTTTTTCTGCTGCTTTTACTCCGTCAAATACTTGAATTACTTCATAGGTATCTTTGTTTAACTGAGCTATAGCTTGGCATTTTGATTTAGAACGAATTTTCTAAATAGTTTCTTCTGTGTGATGCTTCCCATAAAAGGGATTATTTTCGCCACGAAACATATCTGGATGTTCTGCATAAAAACGTTTATTGCTTTCAGTTACTTTCTATCTATATTCATCATTTTGCCATAATTGTTTAGTTCTTTCACGAACTACTTCTCTAACCTCGGGATGTTCTTGGAAGAATTGTTTATTACTAATACTGCGTTTTTTACGCTCTTCCTAAGCTTGAGGACGAGAAAAACCTGGCGTTCCTTCGCCGCCTTCAGTAATATTATAGCCATTAGGTTGCTGCGAATTATATTCTTGTATCCAATACTATTCGCGTATAGGCATTAACTCATTTTCTACTTCTTCAATGACAGTAAAAGTGAAATTATCCACTCCATACTTTGCCATAGCCTTATGTAGCAAAGATTTATCATTTTCTTTTAAGTGACGAGCTAAATACCTGTGCTGGCTAAATCTATCACTCGGGCGAGCCTTTTTAGTTAAACCAATATAGATTTTATTATTAATTGAATTTTCAATCTTATAAATGAATCCCATTTTAGAATTCACCCCCTTCACCTTAAAGGTGAAAGAATGGGATTATTTAGATAGAAAATTTTTCTGTTGGATAAAATGTTGCTTAGCACGGTATTGCCGTATCCTATTAGGACTTAGGTTCCCTTACCCATAATGTAATTACTTACTTCTGGACCGTTAGCCGGATAAACCGACACCCCTTTAGCATGGGTTCAAAGAGTTTTTACTAAACATTACTGCTTAGGGTGGCTCAGGCAAAGAGCTTACCACCGCGAATGTCACGGATATAGAATAGGCACTTCAGAGCATATTCGGGATTTTCCTCATAGGCATTCTTAAACATCAGAATAACATCATTATCACTGCGATTACGCATAGAAGCGCCCATAGCAAACATATCCAATAGAGCGGACTTAGTAGTATTATGCTTGATTGCTCCATTTTCGGTATAACCATAATTAGTAGTATTTTTTAGACCATTCATAAAAGTATTCATATATTATTCTTCTCCTTTTCATTATTTGTAAGGTTCTAAGGCAAGAACCGTTAAGTTAGAATAGTACAACAAGGATTAAGACCGCGATTTCGGGTGCGAATCCACATTTCATAAGGATATTCTGCGATACAAGCGGGCATATTTAATTTTTCATCAACCTCCGCAGGAAGATTAATAAATCTTGTACAACCACTATAGGTCATAAGACTAGTGGTATCATTCGTATATTGAAATACAAAGATAGGTTTATTCTTAGCATAAGCATATCCTTGCTCCCAATTAGTACCGGCAGACGACATACGGCCCTTAGAGACCATTATCATAATATCGCAGTCATCAATAGCGGCCACATCGGCATCAAAAACCTTTCGCGCCCAAGTTTCCTGAGAATAATCCCAAGCATTAGGAATTTTCAGTTCAAAAGGACAATATACTTTATATCCTTTTTCTCGCAAAGCCGCAGCAATTTCTTCCATACGACTACGCTCTTCTTTAGCACAAGAACCAGCAAGATAGATTTTCTTCATATACATTGTCCTTTCCTTTCTCATTTACAAATATATTATATATTAAAATTTTACTTTTGTCAAATTAGAGTAGTAAAAACTTTACTTTCCAAAGTATCTAAGTCCATTAGATTAATTGTATCGCTACAAAAGCAACCAGTATCAATATCTACTTTGGTATTTTCCTGATAAAAAGCTGGATGATTAGTTGCGGCAGGATTAATAGATATACCTAACTTCATTAGGCTTCTTACTGGCGTATGGCCATGTATCATCAAACCACGCGGCCAAGCCTCTTGGAAATGCTCACGGCTCCAAATAGGGCTATCACTTTTGTTAAGAAGATGGCCTGCGTGACAGCAATAGATACTCTTGCCACTTTTGTTTATATATTCATAACTGGTGGGCAACTTATCGAGAGCATTAATTACGCGCATAGGTGCGCCATCTCTAATCCAATCCTTAAAGGTGCTAAGACCGCCATTTTGGAGATAAAGACTAATATCCCAATCGTAAGAATATAAAAGTGCCAGTTCTTCGGCTTCACTTTCGCCATAATGTGCTTTTAGGGTATATCTATCCTCGGCGAAGTGCTTGTAGAATGCTTTGGCCGCCAATACCAACATATCTTCGTGATTGCCTTTAAGGTAAATAAAATGTTCTTTATCATTTAAAAGATACTTAATAATCTCATAACCATCTTCTTTTCTGTCCGCGGCATCACCTAAAAAGACACATTTCCAAGGTTCGGACTGTTTTTGGAGGAATTTTAAGATTTTTTTGAATAGGGCTTTATGGCCGTGAATATCACTGAAACAATAATATTTCATTTTTCTTCCTTCTTTAAATAAATAGATTAATAAACATCACAAAACACTCAACAATCCAAATACATCCGCCAATAAACGCCGTGCTTAAGGTTATAAATAAAAACGCCACCCAAAAATTCCAATAGATAGTAATGCGACACATTTCAAGTATCCAACTAATAGCGAAACCAAGTAGGGTAAATATAATACCTAATACAAAAATTTGTAAACCCATTAATTATGCTCCTTATAATAATTATAAGTCATTAGAATTAACGTCTGTCCGCTGATTGATTCGGTAAACCATTTTTCTGTCCAAGTCATACCGTCTCGTTCTTCACGCTCAGCGAGCAGATTAAAAATAAAATCAATCATCTTTATCTGATTTGCTGGCATAGCCAAACCCTTGGCTTTCTTCTTTTTCCACCATTCGTTTTCTGCTACAAAAGAAAACCTATCACCCATATAAGCACGACCGGCCGCCAAATAATCACAAATCATTTCTGCGAAATACTCATAAGGCATTAAAAGCGACTTGCCGCCGTGGTCAAAGTCATCCTGCCACATTTCATAGTGATGATAGTTGCGGCCGCGGTGATGAAACCATGCCATAGAATAGCCATTTTCTGCTTTAGAGGCATCAATGGGAGAACTGGCGCCCTGATAGTATTTTACACTCTCCCAAAACTCCGTAGGAGAATATTTAGAAAGGTCATGAAGCAAACCTTGCTTATAAAGACCAATAGCAAAGCAATAATGTCTCACCCACTTACGATGGATTTGGATTTTACGAAGATGAAGCCAAACATTCTTAATATTCATATTTATCTCCCATTATATTTTTCATATACGCCACCAATAAAGAAAGCCGCGGGATATAGTAAAATCCACCAATAAGAACCAGTGAAAAATATAAGAGCCCAAGGGATGGCGATAAAAATGAGCATAATGGCAACAAACAATAAAATGCCAAGTTCTTCTTTAATAGCCCACCATAGGCGTTTCCAATTAATTTTATGCTTCTTCATTATTAAACTCCATTAAATCGTGATGCTCATCAATATCCTCAATGACATTGCTATTAAAATCATTAAGTAAAGAATCGTGCAATCGAAAAATTTCTTCTTCAATACACTTCCATGTTCCATTTAGAAACAGATAGTGTAGCGGAAAGCCTGCCACTAAAGTGGGCCGCATCGGTGCTTTGATGTGTAAAAAATTACAATAATCAGCATAAGCCTCTAAAGCCTCTTTATCAAAGACTTCAAATCTATTACTATCTAAGAAAACATTTTCACAAGGTTTACTAATTAAATGCCCATTATTAGAATAGAACTGAATACGTTTGTTGTCAAAGAAAGGATGCGCTTTTTCATAAGCATCACATGCACTTTCTTCTTCAAATCTCTTACCGTCAAAGGCTTCCCAATATTCAACTTTTCGCATTAGAAACTAACTCCTCTTCGAATATTTTAATTTGTTCTACAGTATAACATTTACACCAAGGTCGCGGCATTTTAGGGCAATTAATTGTTTTTTCTTTTACCAAACACTTAAAAAAGTCTGGCAAACCCATACCATGCGCTCCAGCGGGAATAGCAAGTTTATAATATTTACAAAACCAACATCGAGGGTGCTTTTTACGCCAATCATATGGCATTATCTTTTTTCTCATTAGTTTTCTTTCCTTTCTCTACATAATTTAGAAACCACTCTAATTGAGCCGCGGCTTCTTTCATAATATTTTCGATTTTAGTCAAATCCTCATATAACGGAACACCCGCCCATCGATTTCGAGGAATGGGTCGCCGCAATAATTCAATTAAGTTAGGAGTTGGGATTTTCATTATATATTCTCCTCCTTATATGAATATTATATACTAAAATTTAAAAAAAGTCAAAAAATAAAAGTGGCAAATGCCACTTAAAAAGGTTCGCCCCAATAATCATTCATATAATTTAGATTTATATAATTTACATACCGCCTATAAATTACTTCTCCTTTATTAAAAATGTATCATCTAAGATATTTTCAATTGTTATATTTTCTAATTTCCAATAGGGGATACGTTTTAAAGGAATATGATTTTTAAAACAAAGTTTATTCTTTTCTAAATCATGTTGCTAAGTAATAATTAATTTTTCATTTGTATTCCATCCATTTTTATCAGCTTCATAATGCTACCGTCCATCATATTCTAAAAAGAACCACTTGTTTGTAATAGGATGATGAATGAAAAAATCAAAATGCGGTTGCCAACCAGAAGATAATTTCCAATTATATGGATTACTCTAATATTGGAATTCAACATTAGCCTTCTATAAAAGTCTTTTAATATAAGCCTCACCTTTTGATTTCTAGCAACCACAAGAAATAGCACGTCCGGTTTTTAAGGCATTATTACTATAAACACAAATATTACCACAAGAGCATAAACAATTCCAATAACTTCTTCCGTTCTATTTTAATTCATAATAATCTAAGTTACGACTTAAAACAGTTAATTCTCCAAAAACTTGCCCAGTCATATCAGGCACAACTCGCGGTCCTCGTTTTTCATGATTTAAACAGCCGCAAGATTTAACCTGATTACGCCGTAAATTTGAAGAAGATACACTTACTAAATTAGGATTACCGCAATCACATTTACATAGCCAATATGCTACTTTATATTTCTAAGCCATTTTTGAATTATAATCGCGTTCAACTACAGTAAGCCGTGAAAATTTTTGCCCAGTCAAATCTATAAAATTACCCATATAATCACTCCACGATATCTGTAAGTACTCTTACAATACTTTGTAAAGCAATACTCACTTTTTCTTTATTTTGTTCTGTTAATTCTCTAGTTCCATTAATCCACTTAGATAAAGTTGAATAATGAATATTAGAAAACGCGGCTATGCCTTTTAAAGAAACGCCAACATCTAAAAATTTTTCTACCTTTTCTTTAAGCATAGCCGCCTCCAAAATATAAGTGATTATCTTGTCATCTTTTTAGGACAATTTTTTCTGATAAATTAATTTTCTTCTTTATTTTCTTTAGAAGAATCTATGCTGAAGTCAAACATACCTTCAAACATATCTTCCATATTGTTATTACCCATGAGCATCATCATAGGCAACATAAAATTCATATTGCCATTACTATTATTATTCTTACCCATCATCTCGGACATAATAAAATACTTCATCATATTTTTCACGCCCTTGTCGCTATTATCACCAGTAATCTTACCGAACATAGATACAATCTTGCCATAGAAATAAGTGCGGCCAAATATAACATTCCGTTCAGGAACAATATTTACAATATTACCGTCCTCATAACGCAGAGCCTCAATACGATTGGCTTCCGCCTTAATCACGCAATGCGGCTTGCCCGCGGCCAGGATAACATCGCCAGTTTCAACCTTATTAGTGGGGATGATGAAGAAGAAATCCGAACCATCAGCGAAAACAAAGTCGCTACAATTTACTAGGGCACCGGTCTTAACATCATAGGTCTTATAGCCATTAGAGGTCTTAATAGCCATATCACCATTCATAGACAGACGAACCATACCATTAGCGACCTTACCAAAATACTTATTCATCATATTAGAAGCATCAAACATATTAGTTTCTTTCTCCTTTTCTTTTTCTTCGTTATTATTATACATCATTTTTTCATCTTTGTAAAGTTTTAAGAGGTCAAAATTTTTATTAAGCAGCGTGGGTCATAACCATAGCGTATAAATGATTGGGCCCAAGGTTCGACCGTATCCCACGGATTATTTAGATCTTCTAATTGGTCTAAACGCCATTTTTTACTATTGTTTATACAATCTGTATAATATTTCATATTCATTTACTTCACCCGAATGAGTTCAATATAAACACCATCGTATGCTTTTCCCTCAAAAGCACGGCTACACGCCCTTTTAATAAAATTGTCTCGCTGAGCCGCACATGCATTAAACTTTTCATAGAGTTCATTTGCGGTATAAAGAGCATCCGCTACTTTAAAGACAACCTCATTATTATTAATCTTTTTCCTTAAATCGGTATAGGGAACGCAATCATGGTTGTCAAAACCAAGATTTTTAGAAAGAAGAGGCACACCAAAAGGAAGTTCTTGGATGGAATTGCGAGGGGTAACTTTCTTCGAGACATTAAGAACATTGTTATTGGCTCGCCGCAAGTTTTCTTCTCTCGTGACCCATTCAAGATTACAAAGACGATTATCGCGAGTAATAGAGTTTAAATGATCTACCGTCATAGGCTCACCATCATTAGGAAGCGGCCGCCAAGTAAGAAGAACGACTCTATGTGCGGGAAGCCATTTACCGTCAATATTAATCCAGAAATAATTATCTTTTACTTTACACGCCTTATTACGCTTATGTTCATCTTTAAAATGACCGTGAGTAGAAACATAGATACGAAGGTCATCATTCCACTTCCAACGTTCGCAATTCACAAAGAAACGGGGCATAATGAAGTGCATAGAGTTAATTCCTTTCTTTAATCATGTACAAGAAGAATGTGGGTATGAAGGCGACCGCGCTTATCGCGCTCGACGCTATAAAAAATTTGATGGTTAATTATAGCTTTACTATTCAGATACCGTTGGAGTTCTACAGAGGCCATTTTAAGGGGTTCTGTACAATAATCACTATAATAGATATCGTGAAAAGTTTTAACTACCATAATTCATCTCCTCACTTTCTATAAGTATTATATATTGAAATTTTATAATTGTCAAATTATTATATATCTTTATTTACAGCAACTTGCATTATAGTAATAGTTTGAATTTCTTCCCATTTATTTTTAAAACTCCCATAGCCGCAATCAGAAGGCTGCTCTTTAAGTTGCTCTACACAAGCCAGCCATTCTTCAATACGCATAGGACGATGGGTATAACCTAAATGAGGAAAGGATAAATTCATCTGTAAAGTTTCTAAGTTATCTGCTAATTTAAGATTAAGTTTTGTGATTCCATTATCAACCGTAATACTATGTTCCTCATCCATATAAAGATATTGAAATAAAGTTTTTATATCCTCAAAACCATTTACAAGCGTTTGTCTGGTGCGCATATTATTCTCCTTTTTTCTTTTATTATATATTTAATTTTTATTATTGTCAATTTTATATTTCATTTTTATAAATTTGACAAATATAAAAAATTAATCTATAATATAAATATAAAAGAAAAGGAGTAATTAATAATATGATTTATCACATTAATCCTGAAAAGCGTGCTGTATGTTGTCGTATGCCTGCCCATGAAGATGGTCACCCTAATGAACTTTGGGAAGAAGCCCGCAATCAGGCAATGGCGAAGCTAAGGCGTTATGTCAAGGGCGCTTCTAATAGAGACTGTTATTGGGACCTAGATAACTTAGTGAATCCTATTTTTAGGAAGCGTATGGCTGGTGTAGAATATTATGGTGTCGCGCATTGTCATCCTAATGATGAATTTGATGTAGAAAAGGGGAAGGAAATCGCCCGTAATAAGGCCCTTATGAGTTATTATAAGGATATGGAATACTGTATGTATGAGGTAAGCGACCTTTTTCATAAACTTTATAAATTGGCAGCAGACAAGGCAGAAGAATGTTATTTGTATGAAGAGCGTCTTGCTATTCGACAGGAGAATTTTTAAAAAAGAATAAAAAAATAAAGAGCAACCTTATGGTTGCTCTTTATTTTTTATCTATGATTGCGGATAAGGATAACACCAGAGCCGCCAGTTTGTCCAGTTCCATGGTTATTGCCACCGCCACATCCACCACCGCCTCTATTGGCTAATGGTGCTACCTTACTTCCATTATACCAACCGCCGCTGGTCTCGTCGCCACGATTTCCTGGTGTACCTGCTGTGCCTGGAGAGCCACTGGTTATACCTTGTCCACCACCGCCGCCACCGGCATATAAATCATATGAAGATGAACCAAAACCACGAGTGGTGCCTCCTTGTCCCGTACCTCCGGCCATGGTGCTACCATCAATTGAGGTACTACCACCATTGCCACCGTTACTACCTCCGTTGCCGGCTTTATCATCACCTTTTTCTCCTGCGCCGCCGCCAGAGCCACCATTCCCACCGGTACACCAAGTGCCACCGCCAGAACCACCATTTATAGAAGTTCCGTTAAAACTAGTAATTCCTCCTGAATCACCATTAGCTTTACTACCTCCAGCTCCACCGCTACCAATTTCAGCAATATAATTAGTATTTATACTAGCTGGCATCGTGAAAGTCTTTGTATATCCACCTCCAGCTCCGCCACCACCATAGTAATTACTAGTTCCTGCGAAGCTACCTCCGCCTCCTCCACCTCCTACAAGGAAAACATCAATGGTGCCATCACAATTTCCCAAATCAGAGAATTTAAGAGTTGTGGAACCCGTCAAGGTAATTAGCCAATCGTATCCACTATTACTGTAAGGATCTCTTAGAGCTGTATATGAAGTGCCATTTAAAGTATAAGAAGCTAAGGCGCTAGTTACAGTAAGATTGGCAGTTTTGCTAATAACTTTGCCGGCATCATTAGAAACAACACAATATAACGTGTAATTAGAGGTTTCTGTCAAGCCAGTCATTGTATAAGAAATATTAGTTGCCCCATCTACTATTGTATTATTCACATACCACTAATACTTATAGTCATTAGGAAAGCCGTCTCTGGTAATTTTAACTTCAAAAGTAGCCTAACCATTAGCCTATTCTCGCATAGTGATATCTTTCGGATAACTTATATCTAAAATAGGAAGACTATAAGAAGGGCCGCCTATATTATAAATACCCATATTATATGTCCTCCTTAATTAAAGATAACAGTATTGACGACTAAATCTATTTCAGGTTTAATTCTGTATTTAAAAGATAATGTACCATCACCCTAATCAGAGCAATAAACGCCATATTGATGATAGCTCGCATATACACTAGGATTTGGCGCAACCAATACACTACTTTCGGTAGTAATTTGTTCTACGCTAACTGTCTAAACACCATTACTATCCCAACCAGAAACAGGCAAAGCAATCTCGATATCTGATTTATTTACCGCTCCCAGTGCCGCACGAGCCGCTGCCGCAGTCGTCGCACCGGTGCCACCTTGGGCGACAGTCACGGGAGATTTAGTGGTAAGGATATTATAGGATTCTGAAGACGCTAATCCTTCTGCTGTATCAGGCAAATTGAAAGTTTCTGATACAGTAGTTACTGCATCAAGACTACCATTATAACTAAATTGCTAAAACTAGAAACGACTTCTGGCCGTATAACCATTTGTAGTATCTGGGGCCGCATATACGATTGAACCGCTAGTTTGACCTCTCTATAATTGATATGTACTAAAATGCAAGGTAGGCTTATAGTTGCCATTGCGAATATGGAATAATGACTCAGCATAGAAAGTGCCTTGACTATTAAAAATACCTTTTGCAAATACTTGTTTATTCAAAGTTACTATATCATCAGTTACCAATGGACCAGTAATTGTACCACCAGCTAGAGGTAAAGCACCTAAATTAACCAGAGCCGTTGTTGCATCAGTTGCTCCTGTGCCACCCTATTCGATTGTAACGGGCATTTTGGAAGTCAAAATTAAATGCTGATTATCTTCGGGTATCGCCTCATCTACCTTTACTATTGGTAATTGATAGTATTCATAAGCTCCTGCGGCATTAAATTGCCAAAAAGTAAAACGATTGCCATTAGTATTTGCAGTAAGACGAGCAATTGGTTTAGTATTATTTATGAAATCAATAGTCGCGGCAACGCCAGTGGTTCTATCGATACTCAAAGTACCGGTCATAATGCCACCTGATTTTAATAAACAAGCATCAATTCTTTGACCAGTGATTTTAGCATCTGCTGGCGCGCCATCGATTAATAAAGATTTGTCGGTCGGCATTTTAAAGATTTCATTGCCTTCTTCATCAACTACTTTATCAACAGAGATACCATTCCATCTGCTACCGTCAGCCATAATAATTTGGCTATAGTGTGTTAATGGGAAAAATTGATATCCATCCTAAGAAAGAGGATGAATAGGTCTTAGGATTTTACTTGGGTCTAATGTTAAAGCCATATTCTCACCTCTTTACTTATACTTCTTCTAAATAAACTAAATCTAATTCAGTACGAAGAGAAGTTTTTTGTTCTTCAGTCATATTACTGTATTGGACGCAATTAGCTACAATCGCGGCAAGAGAAGTAATATTTTCTTCTACCTCGGCTAAACGAGATTTTAATGCGGTATTATCATTCGTTAAAGTCGCCACTTGTGTAGTAAATTCTTCATTTTCTGCTTCTAAGGCCGCGATAGTATCTTGTAGGGTCGCAATATCTGTATCGTGTTCGCTCACTTTTGTTTGAAGAGTAACTTGCTATTCTATAAGGGTATTGATATTATTAGACAAGGGAGCTAAATCATTTTTTAAAGCGTAAGCACTTGCTACAATGCCGCCCAGTTTTTGAGTATCCGTAGCAACATATTCTATTTGTCCGCTACCGTCATCATCGCCTAATTCAGACTTTAGCACGTAAGCACTTGCGGGCTGGCCACCTAACATATCAGAATTATATAAATATAGAGTGTTGGGGTCGATACCAGTCCAATTGGGGTCTTGTTCTTCAAAATCTTTAGTGCGTGCAAAATATTTCACAACACTACTATTAGAAATGGCATTATTATAGCCATAAGAATCTTCTTCTTCAATGGGTTCACCACGAACAATGTCTCCCGCGGACATTTCAATAAAAACACCCGTCGCAATATCCCAACGATAAATAGCGTTAGTATTCTTTATAATATATAATTTGCCTTCTGCTTTTTCAGTAAAAGCATTTAAAGCTTCCCAAGTTTCAAATTCCATAATGTCATCTAAGGACGTGGGAAGCAAATCAATAGAAATTCTTGCATTATTAACGCCGCCGCTGAGTCTTTCTACACTAAAAGGCTCGGTCCGCAAACGCTTTTCCATTTCTATGATATTATTCTCAACTGTGTTTAAATCTGCTCCATAAAGTACATTACCATCCTAAAAATTAGAAGGCGGATATACTTTATTGGCTAATTCTTGGTAATCTGACATAAATTACCTCCAAAATAAGGGAGGGCATATGCCCTCCCATATAAATTATTTAATTCTAATCCAAATACGGCCATCAACTTTAACGCCGCCAGCACCCCAAGTTTCATAAGAAGGAATTTCAGATACTGTACCGATGATACGTTCAGGATAATTACGAATCTCTTCGCGTGTCATACGACTAACAGTACCATTGGGGCCGCTACATACGGCTTCGCCAAGTTGGAATTCATTACGGTCTTCGTAGGTATAAGCTAATACACGACCACTACAAGCAATAGGAGTGCGGCAGTCTTTGGACTCACCAATAGAGAAGCCAAAAGTATCAGAAATGATTTCTGCGCCAGGCTGTAAGCGATGGGCCGCAAGTTTCATAATGCCATCATTATCTTCTACAACTACACGGCCAGGCTCTATTACCTCTGCGCTACGATATTCAGCATAGTCGTTCCAGACCGCGCCAGTAACTTTACCGGTAACATTTAGGTCGCCAGTAATTGTGCCACCGGTAAGCGGAAGCACATTAAGATTAATGGCGGCCTGCGCGGCAGTAGTAGCGCCCGTGCCACCCTCTGCTACGGATACTGCTTGTTTATTGGTTAGGATTTTATACTCTTGATTAGAAGTACGACTTAAATCAGGCGCAGGCAAATTATAATATTCATAATTAGTACCAGCACTATTGAACTCCCAGAATCTTAGCTGATTTGTAGCACTAATACCAAAACGTGCCATAGGAACATTTTCAGCAGTCTTGTAAGTAATAACTGCGCCATTCATATTCAAAGCACCAGTCATGGTATCGCCAGTTTTAATTAGAGCATTGGGATCGCCGACAGGAACTTCGCTAACGTTTCCGTCATTATTTTTTACGGTAATATAACCCTTAGTAGCGCTTTCAGTTACACTAAAAACACCAGGCATTACGCTGAAAGTATTATCAGTGCCGCGATACTTCATTAAGCCCGCGCCAGTATCGGGGTCAATCCATAACTTTATATCAGTAGAAGCAGGCTCAGAAACATTTACAATAATTTCAGAAACTCCAGAGCCTTCTCCGCCGCCACCGTGTCCTAAACATACGGAAATTTCTTCAGTAGTACCATCACTATTAGTAACGGTTAAATAGCCGGGTGTGGCACTCTGGGCGACGTCTACAACACCGCCCGCGGGACCTTGAATGGCGGGAATACAAATAAATTTACCAGTTTGGTCTTTATATTTTAAAACAGCCATTTGTTATCTCTCCTTAAATTATTCCATCATAGGAGATTCTTCAGTTCTTACTAACTCCCAACCAGCAGGATATGCTTCGGGAGTCCAGACATTAGCGTCAATGAGGGACTTATATAGTGAAGTTTCCTTCCACCAACCAAGCTCATCTTTAACAAAAGCAGAAGCCGCGGTGATAGTTTCGGGAATATAACGATAGCCTTGTTTATAAGCAATATCTTCCCATAAAGAAGGCGCATTATCGGGGTTATTTTCTTCGGTATCCCATAAATCAACGACAGCACGCTTTACTTTACCATACCAATTGATACGAGTTTGATAAGGAATAAGCGAACCGCTATATTTCATAGTATCACAAAGCTCAGGAACTTCGCTAATTTCCTTATCATCTAAAGAAATCGCGGCCTTTACAATATAAGGGCGTACACGACGTGCTTCTTTAATTAAATCATACATTCACATCCACCCCCATTAAAATGATATGTAGAGCCATTTCTAACTCTTCTTGATAAGATAAAACTATTTCGCCATTACGATAAAAACGTTGCTCTTCAAAATTATAGGTATCTCCATGATATACTGGATAACCATTGACATATACTAAATTTAATTCAGTTTTTAACTGTTCAGAGCAACCATACGCAGGGTCAAAATATAAGATGTTGATTACAACATTATTTTCATCTAATTGAGCGTAATCCATAATGACCTCCGTTAATTATTACGAACTATTATAATACCAGAGCCGCCTTGCGCGCCGGCAGCTTTCTGAGCTTTAGCTCCACCACCGCCACCACCAGAGTTGGCAATGCCATTCAAAGCGTTAGTGACAGGCCCATATCTTCCACCGTCTCCACCGCCATATGTGCCACCAACGCCATAGCCGCCAGAGGTTGAACCGCTACTATTTATACCAGCTCCGCCTCCGCCTCCACCAGCATAGGCAATCTCTGAACTAAGTCCGAAAGCCTTGGTAGTAGTACCCTGACCAGAACCACCTTTGCGGTCTGAAGCATCTGCCTTTCCAGCTGCGCCATTTCCTCCATTTGTGCCGCCATTGCCGCCTTTATTAGAGGAACTAGAACTATAGCCGCCGCCACCTCCACCGGAACCTCCTGCGCCGCCTGCACACCAGTTTCCGCCGCCAGAACCACCGTTAGCGACAACAGCGCTATTAAAAGCCTAAGTTGCGGTACCAGCGCTGCCAGGCATACCAGAAGTAGCACCAGCACCACCAGAACCAATTGTCATAACATAGTTAGTATTAACAGCAATAGAAGTAGAAGCAGTTTTGGTATAACCGCCACCTCCACCACCGCCGCCATAATAGTTGCTGTCAGTAAAGCGAGAACCACCGCCTCCGCCACCGACGCAGAATACTTGAACGGTACCATTACAATTACCTAAATCAGAGAATTTTAGTGTGGTTGTACCAGTCACCTTCATCTCCCAATCGTAACTGTTGCGACGAGTAATCGCGGCACTACCAGAAGCTAAGGTAGGTAAAGCACTCTTTAAAGTTAAAGTAGCTGTTCTACTTACAACGCTACCGGCATCATTAGTAACTACGCAATATACACTAAAAGTTTTTACTTTCAAAGTATCAGTTGTATCTACTCTTGTTAAGTCGCTCTTAGTATAAGAAGCACCTGTAGCTCCGCTTACCGCAGTTCCATTAACATACCACTAATAAGTGTACTCATCAGGAGTACCATGAGTAGCAATGACAATTTTGAAAGTTGCGCTTGCTGTGGCACTTTCTCTTACTGTAACATCAGCCGGATAATTACTATCCAATACAGGAGGCTCATTAACTATGCTGCCCATATTAAAAATTGCCATATATTATTAACCTCCGTTATTACTTAAAATTAAAATCTAAACTGTTAAATCTGAGGCAGGAGCCTTAGAAGCAGTAAAAGCAAGAACCTAATCCTCCACCAAACCAGTACAATATACGCCTGCTTTATGGTAGGCAGTATGGCTTTCAGGAGCTGGCATAATAATAAGATTGTCATCGGGAGAATAAGAAGCCCCAGTTACGGTTGCTTGCCAACTGGTTTGACCTGCTGTTAGAGTTGTTGTGCCTAGCCGCATTACTACTGCGCCAATATTGCCGGGAGTAATACCTAAATTAGTACGAGCGGTCGCCGCGTCAGTAGCACCAGTACCACCTTGAGCAACAGTGACGGGGTTCTTAGAAGTTAGAATACTATATAATACATTACTATCACCACTAACTTGAGAAGCTGGGGGAAGGGCATAGTATTCATAAGGCTCATTTTCAGCATAATTTTGTAAAAATCTAAAGTTTTTTGAATCAGCAGATATCGTAATTCTTCCTATTAAGGAGCCACTTTCATTTCGGAATCGTAAACCAGCATTTTGAAGAGTAAGTGCTCCTGTCATAGTATCGCCAGTAGTCTTAACTGCGCCAATTTTCTCAGGAGTAATAGTAACTTCTCCATTTTCGCCATTAACGCTCTTTACGCTATTTTTTGTAGTTAATAGCTCATAAACTGTATCTTCGGTTAAAGTTTCATCAGCAGTGGGGAATCTATATAATTCCTTATACTTGGCACCCGCGGTTTGTTGCCCAAAAGTAAGCGCGCCTGTGGCGGTATTGCTTTGTAAATAACTCAAAACTTCGCCTGTCCCATCGCTAAAAGCAAGAGTAGTGCTGCCGCCGCCTACGTCTTTAAGAACTAAACCCGGAGTAGTAAGTGTGCCAATCATTTCATCGCCAGATTTTTGAACAAAGCTATCAGTGGGAGCAGTCACGCCATCCCAACGACTGCCATCTGGCATAATAATTTGGTCATATGTGGTAAGGGGATAAATATGGTCGTTCGAGTTCTTTATAGGACTCTATGGTTTTAAATATGACATATTTAAATCTCTCCTATAATGTTAATAAGAATGGGGCAGAGGACCGCTCTGCCCCTTTTGATTAATTTATTGTAGTTGCGCCGCGACTTGTTCCCTATATTTTTCTGGAACCTGTTCTAAAGTAATGCGCTTTAAACGAATTTGATTTACTAAAAATTTAATCATTACAAGCTCACCCCAATTAGTTCTAATAATGCCATTTCTAATGCTTCAAGACGCTCTTCATCGGTTGGCTTATTAGCTTCTTCTTCCATTAATTGTTTCTCTTCCTCAGTATAAGGCACGAAAATATTAATTGGGATTTCTTCATCCCACGCGTCTTGCGTCATTACTCCAGGAACATCAATTACCTTTTCTATGTCTTTACCGCCATTAGGGTATTCCGCAATAACTTCCCAATGCCATTGTTCCTCCGTGCCTTCAACAGCGGGGTGATGCACAATGCGAGTAGAGCTTTCAAGCCTGCCCAAGTTAAGGTCATATTCCGTTAATAAGTTTCCTTGCTTGTCATAAATTTCCATTTTGTATCCTCCTTATGCCGTCCTTCGCCACATATACACCGCCAGATAGGGGGGCATATTATTGTGTGCGACAGAGCCACCAACGCTGCCAGAAGTAAGCGTTTTGTATGAATCGCCCGACCAACCACGGAGAACGATACCGCCAGCGTCTACAACGCTGCCACAACCTGTGTTAATCCCGTGAGCATGGTTTGGCATCTCCTCAACCGTCAGCTTGTGCGTTTTCTCGCCCCCCGTAGCCCCCACAGCATAGCTGCTGCCTGCACCCACCAGAAACCGATCCGTCAATTGCGTCCAGGTGCCGCCGAACAGGCTGGCCGGACTGGTGCTCTCATAGGATTGGTAAATCGCCCCCACCGGATAGGCGTCTAATGGGGTAAAGATGGAGGGTGTATTAGTTAAATCATTATAGCTTCCGCTTGTCGCGACTGTCGCAAGTCCAAGATTCTATTTAGCTCCCTCAATAGTTGCGGCTCCAGTGCCGCCTCCTTCTATTGAAATTGGAGCTTCGGCATCCCAACGAGAACCATCAGGAAGAATAATTTGATCGGAAGAAGTAAGCGGGTAGACGCTTAGCCCGCCCCCCCCTAATTTAAGAGGACTGTTAGGTTTCATAATTTCACTCATAGTAATTCTCCTTAAACTTCCTCATCTAAGTAAACCATACTTAAGGTTTCACGTAGTGAAGTCTTCTGCTCTTCAGTCATATCAGTATCATTGTATTTCACACAGTTCTCAAGCGCTTCTTGAAGACTGGTAATTAAAGTCCTAATCTCAGTTAAATTATTACCCACTACTAAAGCATCCGCGGCAGCTCCTGAAACAGTAAGAGTTTCATCAGTAATTAAACCACTTGCGGTAAGGTCGCGTTTTAATGCATAAGAACTTGCGGGCAAGCCATTTAACTTAGTGGCATTATCTACTGTAATAGCCATTACATCTTCTGCTAAGGTATCAATCCAAAGAAGTTGGCCGTCAGTAGGTTGCGTAGGGCCAATATAAATTTCATTCTGTGCTAAAGTAGATTCTGCTTTAGTAATGTAAGAAGAAGCAGGCAAGCCGCCTAATAGGTCCGCATTTACATCCGCGGCCTCACCTTGGGTAGCATCGTTTGCATCTACAACCAACATAGGCTCAATTGCGGTAGTAATTACTCTATTTTGAACTGGGTTGATGCTTGTAGAATTTAAGGCGGTGTCCGCGGCAATATCGGTTGTTAAGGCCGCATACTCTAACCCAGTCCAAATATAAGTTTTGTTTGTAGAGCGGTCAATGTATATTGCGCCTGTTTCACCAGTATCAGGGAAACTCGCAAAATTTGCATAACTTTGGACTTCATCTTCTACGGGAGGAAGAAGTTCAGAAGGAATAGTGGGATTATTCTCGCCCGCAGTTAAGTTATCAACAGAAATAGAGGAAGTTTTAGCCTCTATCTTGGCGACAATTAGTTCCCAAAGACGACTAAGGCCGGTTTTATCTAAAAATTCAAATAACATAATTGGCCTCCTAATTAGACGCAAATCGCTTCAATATCGGCGACAGAAATAGCAGAAATAAAGCTACTTACCGCAGTTTGAATAGCGTTATTGCTGGTTTTATTGTTAATTAAAATATTCAAGGCAGCGCCCTAGGCCGCACTTAAAGGGGCATCAGTTGCGTTAGAAGTTAAATTATTTACCACATTAGCCTTTTTAAGAACGGTATCTGGTAAGAAAATTTCCTCTAATTTTTGAACGCTACCATCATCTTTAACATAGTGAGTTCTATTAAAGATATAAGAAGCATCGTTCTCATCATTAATATCCCAGTTGCCGCGTGCCGCGAGGAATTCTTCGTCCAGTTCATCACGCGCTACCTTTTCATCTAAGGTATCTTGTAGACCATTAATAGTGCTAACGCTGTGATTATGGGAGTCATCATTAATACTAATAATACCATTAGCAATCGTTACGTCGCCGCCGCTTTTAACAGTGCCAAATGCTGCGCCCGCAATATCAATGGCAAAAGGTAAAGTATTAATGTTTGTAGTGCCATCACCAATTTTAAAACGTTCATAATTGTAGGTGCTATCAATATCATAAACAATAATTTCGCCCTGTCTGGGAACAAAATTAGTTGCTTTCAACCAATTTTCTTCAACGTCATGTTTATGAATTATGCGACCAATGAGATTTTTTTCTGCCACAATTATTCACCTCACAAAGATTTTCAAAATAAGGAAGGGAATTTATTCCCTTCCTTATATAACATCCGCGGCTGTGCCGCCATCAATAAAAAATTCATTATTAGCAGAGATAAAATTAGTAAGAACATAGTCTTCTGTAGCAACCTTTTTACTACCTTCATCTTTATCAATACCAGAAGTGGAACCAACATAAATATCTCCAGTGAACCAAGCGTTGCCATCCCAATCCAAAGTGTGGATATTTTTACGACTATCGGCGTCGCCATTACCAATAATTGTTGAATATGTATTATTCTCATCAACAATATTGTATTTACCTCTCACATGTTGATAAGGAGAACCCGCTTTGGTATAATAACCTTCGGTATGAGCGAAAACGGCATTTGCTTCAGTATAATTACCTTCCGCGTGAGCACCCGTTTTAAGCGCTTTGGTATTACTACCTTCTGCGTGAGCATAAGTGCCATCTTCTCCTGTTTGGGCGTAATTACCTTCTGCGTGAGAATATCCTCCCGCGGCGGTTGTGAAATTACCTTCCGCGTGGCTATAATGACCTGAAGAAGTGGTGTTGTTGCCTTCAGCGTGAGAGTTATTACCGGATGCAGTAGTAGAGGCACCTTCCGCGTGAGCATAGCGGGCAGTTGCCTTGGTATCATAGCCTTCTGCATGGGCGGCCGCGCCAGCAGCGAGTGTGTCATAACCTTCCGCATGGGAATAACTACTTTTTGCGGTCGTTTGGTATCCTTCTGCGTGGGAATACTTGCCCGCAGCGATATTGTTTTTATAGTCATTAAAAATTTCGGCATTTTCGCCTGCGGTAGTTGCGGTCCCATCGATATCAAAAGATTGACCAGCTACGTTTTCACCTGCTGCTTTAAGATTAATACGAACTTGTTCAACCTCTGCGTCGGTTAAAGTCTGTGGTGTTTTATATAAAGCAGTATCTCTTATATCAGCAAAAGGTAAGTTATTAATTGGAGTAGTGCCATCACCAATCTTTAAACGCGCATATGGGGTTGTTGTGTCGGCGTCATAGATTACTATTTCACCGATTTTTGGAACAAAATCCGCGGCAGTAAGCCAATTCGCTTCGGTGTCGTGTTTGTTTATAATGCGACTGTTAATGTTCATTACAATCGCGCCCCCCCTTTTTATTTTAGGATAAAAGTATAACAAAAAAGAGGGCTTTCCTATTAAAGAAAGCCCTCAAAGTGATGAAGAAATATGCGATACTGTTTCTCCATCAAATTATCATTTTCAAATTATATAGGAGAACGCGGCAAAGTCATTTCATTTGCGGCTATTCTTATCATTTTTAAGGTAATTTTTTAGATGCGCTTTTACAAAAAATTTTCCTCAATAGATAAAAAAGAAAAGGGAGAGAAATTAATCTCTCCCTTGAGTTTTATTACATTACAGTGTTAGAAGTGCCGCAATCGAAGATAATGTAATCGCCTTCGGTTTGCACTAGGTCGTTTACATTACCAGACTTAGCAACAGCGGCTAGGCCATTAATCTGCTGATCGGTATAAGCCTTAGCAGCGGCTTCAGCCTTGCCCTGAGAACCAATAGGCTCATAAGCAGCAGCGGCAGCGGTCTGGGTTAGGATATCGTCATAACCAGGAGCCTCAGACTTGGCAACATAGTCAGCCTTAGATTCCTTAGCCATATCGCCTAGTTTAGCAATCTCGCCATCGGTATAACCCTTAGCGGTAGCTTCAGCAGCAGCCTGGGCCGCATTTGCCTTAGTAGTAGCATCGCCGGCGGCAGCTTCAATAGCTTCCTGCTTAGCGGTAGCAATCTGATCGGCAACAGAGCCACCATCGCCTAACTGCTCTTCAATAGCATCTAAGCGTAGTTCAGCGGCGTCTAAATCAGCAGCAGTAGCGGAGGCATCAGCCTTGTCTAGAGAAGCCTGAACGGCACTGGATAGCTTGGCCTTGGTTACATTGCCATCAGCAATCTTTTCGGTGATTACGGAGTTAGCGGCTAGTTCAGTAGAAGTGATAGAACCAGCAACGATAGAAGCGCTGATTTCACGAGTAGAACTATCAATAGCTAACTGGACCTGAGCGGCGCTAGCCTGAGCCTTGTAGATATCAACTAGAGTGCCAACGTTGATATAGAGTTCATCGTTGGTAGCATTGGCTAGAACTAGTTTGATGTAGGTGCCTTCAGCCTGGCTTTCGGGATTTACAACTACGGAACCAGACTCAACTACCATATCCTTAGGAATATCGATTACGCCAACAGTGGTAGTGCCCTGCTTAATGGTGTAGGACTTAGCCATACCAGCAGTAGTGGTATCGGAGGTCATGGTAACAACAGCAGCAGTGCCGCCAGTGCCAACAGCAGCTAGGACTTCATTGATAGCGCCGACAACGGTCTTGTTTTCGGTAGATAGGCTATCAACATTACCTAGGTCTAGTTCAACAGCATCTACATCAGCCTGAGCAGCGTCAGCAGCGCTCTGGGCGGCCGCGATAGCTGCGTCTTTCTTATTGGCTTCTTCAGTAGCGATAGCGCGAGCAGACTTGTTAGCGTCGTCGCCGATTAAGGTATTTACCTTGGCTTCGTAGTCAGTCTTGTGAGTTTCTAGAGCGTCTACGCGTAGTTCAACAGCGTCAACTTCGCCCTGAGCAGCATCAGCAGCATCTTTTGCGGCCTTGATGGCAGCGTCTTTACCATTGGCGGCTTCAGTAGCATAGCCCTGAGCCTCAGCCTTGGTGGCATAGTCGCCAGCAAGCTGATACTTGGCCATTTCGGTCATTACATCGCCGAAGCTATCAACGGATTCGTGGTCCTTAATAGCGGTAAGAGCGTCAGCATTAGCCTTGACAGCGGCGTCATTGGTGGTCTTGTAGCCAGCTAAGTCGTTGCTTACGGCCTGTAGGGCAGCATCATTAGAGGTCTTGTAATTGGTTAGTTCGGTGGAAACTGCCTGAACCTCGGTTTTCTTAGCGTAGTCGCCAATAGATAGGGCCGCAATCTGAGCCGCAACATAAGCGGTAACAGTATCGTCGATACCAACTAGTTTGTTCTGTAGAGCAGTGATAGCGGCGGTATCATTGGGTAGGTCAATTACAACACCAGTATCGGAGAAGGAAGCTTCGCCCTTAGCCTTGGACTGGAGTTTGTATTGATAGTCAGTTACCTTAACGATGGTGTACTGAGTATCGGTATCTTCGATTTCGCCAGCAATGTAATCAGATAGGCCCTTAATGTCCTTGGCTTCGTATTCAGGACGAGTGGGAGCCTTAGCCCAACTATATACGTCTGCGGCTAGACCGGAAACGAATTTTAGGTCTTTGTAGTGGTTGGTGCCATCGCCTACTTTGAGGACTACGTTGGGGATGTTTTGAAAGTTAGTAGCCTCAGTGGCGTGTTCCTGGTCAAGATAAGCAATTGCTAATTCGCCCTTCTTTAACACGGGGTTATTAGTTAGCCAATTTTCATAAGAGTCATATTTTAGTAAAATACGGGTGTTTAGGGTTGTAGTAGCCATAATAAAATACACCTCAATTAATTAGATATTTATCGCTTAATAACATTTCTAATGTAATGTTATCGCGTTCAGAGTAAGGAATACGTATTAATGGAATATGACGATAGCGAGCATAACAATCTTTCATATAATCGTAGTTGCATGTTTTAAGATATTGCCGCATACCACCAAAATAAGAAACGGCTTGGTTATGTTGCGGCCCATCGAACTCGATGAGACGCCGCACGGTATGATTTGGATTTAAAATAGCAAAATCATACCGCAAAGGTTTGTTTTTAGGAGAAACTAAATCTGGGAAAGTATATTCTTTTTTATAGAGAATATGATTTTCTTTTAAAATAGTTTCTATGTTTGCTTCACCTTTAGATTGTTTATGCTTACTCATCATATTTCACCTTAAATAAAATATAAAAGATTTAAGCAAAATAGATATATACTATTTTTATCTCATTAAAAATGCTCCCTTAAATCTTTGTATACTAATTAAAAGTCGCTGCCGCCGCCACCGATGATGACTTCGTCTTCATCGTCAACGTAGAGTTTGCTAAAAGGAACAAGGCCTAAGCCTAAGGTGCCTTCTTCGCTTACAGTAACTTCTTCAGAGCCTTTAACAACATCGTCTACACCAAATTCAACAGTGTTGTTAATGGTTTCAAGAGCAGTGCCATTAACCTTAACGGTATTAACTACACTACCCATATAATAGGGTTTGACCGCTAAATGGCAAGATTCATTGCTTAGGTTGATGCGGATGCTGTCGCTAGAAATTAGAACGCCATTCTCATCATACCACTCAACAACGTAAGTCCAACCAATGTAGCGTTGAGTAGAAGATTGTGCGCCAAAGTAAGTCCAAGTATCAGTTTCCGCATTATAGGAAGCAAGAGCTAACCATACAGTGCTGTATTTGCGGCCATAGGCATCAATACCAGCGAAATCGCCGCTAAAGTCTAAGATCTCGTCTACAATAACGCCTTGGTCGCCTTCTTTAAAGGTTGCGGCATTAGCAGGAGCATAAGCACGGAAGCCCATATAATACATATTGGCATTGCCAGTAGCGCCTACATTTTGTTTTTCCCAAACATAATCAGCAGGCACCATTACACGGATTTCATCGTCGCTATAGCGGACAGAAGTGCCGACGGGCTTAGAGAAGATTACGTATTTCTGAGTCTCTACAGAGGCCGCTAGTGCCGCAATAGAGTTGGCATTTTCAGAAGCGAGAGTAGAAGCTTCGTTCCAGAGAGTGCGCTCTTCACTAGAAATATGAATTTCTTCGTCTTCTAAATGCCCTTTAATGGCCTGGGCCGCGATTTCTCCATCAATTAAAACGCCATTAGCATCCAGGGCCGCAACGTTGCCGTGAACAGCACCTTCTACTTTGCGTAGATAATCGCTTAGGTCAACACTGGTGTCGCCAATTTGTTCGAACACACCATTAATGACCATCCATTCGCTATAAAGGTCGCCAGAAGTGGTGGTGCCGCTCTTAATCATATAGATTGTATCTAAGTCGGCTTCAGCCACCGCAGGAAGAACTTCTACGATTTCGCGTTTTAAGTGGCCTGCGCTTTGAATTGCGGAAGCAATTTTGGTATCTACTACTTGTTCAGAAGCGGCCTTATAACCATCGGCTAATAGTAGGTCGCCGGTTAGAGCGCCGCCGCTTAGTTTAAGATGGTTGGCGGCTGCTTCTTGTAGGGCCGCAATTTCTTTAGTGTGGGTTTCGGTAGTAGTAGTTAAAGTAGCAATAGAAGATTCTACACCGTCTAGGGTGGAGGGATTGGGCTCATACCAATTTAGTAAGCCATCAGGGCCTACTTTGGGCTCTAAGCCTACTTTCCAACCAGCGGTTTCTTCATAAGACTTGGTTTCGGCATTCCAAGCAAAATATTTTTGCTCCCAATTTACGAGGGTAAGGATGCCATCTTCGGAAAGGTGGATGGATTGTTCGTCACCATTGGTCGCTTGAAATTCATTGGCATAGGGAAGACTCTTCCAATCGGAGGTGCCATTACCAATTTTAAATAAGCCTGTATCGGTCTCAAAGCCGGCTTCACCAGCAAGGAGGGTAGGGTTATTTAAAAGCCATTTTTCAGCGAGGTCATTACGAAGAACAATTTTAGTCTTTAAAATAGCCATCTTTATCATTGCTCCTCGGCGGAACTTCCGCCATTAATAACAGTCCAGGTAGGGGCCTCAGGAGCCTATAGGGATTTATAGGTGATTTCTATGGTGCCGCTACTGATGCTTAAAGTATTGCGGCCTTCCATACCTACAATGTCGTGGCGTTTTAGGGTAGTAGTGGTGTTATTGGAAGCAGCGGTAAAAATACCGGTGTTCCAATTATATGTGCCTGCGGCGGGTAGGGCAATCGTATAGGATGCGGAAGTGCCTGTTTCGTCGCTATGGGTTAAAGTGATGGTGCCCTGGGCCGCAACAGTGCTTTTTACGATGATGGTAGTTGTTTCTATTGGTTCAAAAGTAATGGAGGTGCCGGTTTGAGTTTTTACGGTTGCGAAAGTTTTGATAATTTTTTCGCTACTCCAAGTGCTGAGGGGAGAAACAATATCGTCGTTAATGGAGTTGTTGCGCAAACCCGCTAATACGTCACGAATTTCCTATAAACTTACGTTGAGGTCTTGGCCTGTTTTGTCAAGGAGAATAGGAGAAGTTATTTTACTCATGCTATTCATTCTCCTTCTTCGTAAGTTATATTAAGTTGGCCATCTACTACCGATAACCCCAGGTCTTCAAAGGATTGGGATAAGGCAGTATGGCCCTCACTTAGGGTGTTGTGAGATTGAGTTAGGTTTTCAAGGTTTTTTCCTAAGTCGCTAACTTTTTCTTCAACTTTTTGTAAATCTTCCTTTAGGGCGGCCGCATAGGTTAAGGAGGTTCCATCGCTGAATTCAATAACGAGGGCTCCTTCTTCATTGAGGCTGGCGCCAGCCACTCCACTGCTGATGTCGAGAGGAGTTTCAATAGTAGAACCATCAGATAGGGTAAAGATTAGTTTGCCGTCCTTAAATTCTACGTTTGTTATGCCGGATGCGGCCTAGCCTACAAGTTTTTTTACGAGGGCATAAGTAACAACATCAAACATTTTTAGTTATGCCCTCCTTATAGTTTAACCCAATTTCTATCACTGTCTAACATATAAACATCGCCAGTGGAGATAACAATGGCGGCCGTGCCTTGCTCGTTATAATGGCGGTCTTTAAGGATTTCTTGAAGGTCCGCTACATTATCTACGGCGAAGGTGGGAGTAATGTCAGTTGGGTTGGACATAATTCTATAAGCCAAAATAATCACACTCCTTATTATGGCTTTTAAATAATTTTTCGACAGGGGAAAAAATTTAGAAGGAGATTTGATATGAAGGACTTCCTATTTGATTTTAGGGTAATATAATTAATAAAAACCAAAAGGTGAGGGGAGGGTTCCGATTTTATTAAGGATGAGGGCCAAAATAAAAGGGGAGAGGGTGGGTAGAAAGGAAAAATAGGAAGGAAGGGTAGTGTCTGCCTCATATTTTCCAGAAATCCAAATTTTTCGCTTGTCAAAATAATTATTTATTTCGTCATAAACAAGTAAAAAATCACACCTATTTCAAGGAGAAAAATTTCCCAGATATTAAAATTTTATTCCAAACGAAAAACCAGAGAGTTTCCTCTCTGGTTTTCTATATCTATTTTATTTTACCTGACACGATGAGTTGTATGATTTTTTTACCATTTTTTATTATTATATCTGCGGCAACAGGTATGTTTGATTGGTTTTAAAAATTGTTATTATACCGTTTTGTATTTTATAATCTTTTTCAAACCGCAAATTCTCTAATAATTTATTCGTTTCGTCGCGCGTAAGTTTTATTGGAACATTACTTTGCTTTTTCTCTTCTTTTATTTTATCTGTTGTTTCTGTTGTATTTCTCTTGCCAATTTGGCAGTCAATACTGCCATTTTGGCAGGGACCCGCTGCCATTTTGGCAGTCTATGAAAAAATGTCTTTGCCGTGAGTTTTATTATCATTTATGTTAACAAGTTCCGCCCCGGCTGCCAAATTGGCAGAAAACTCGTGGTTTTCTATTTTCGTTGTTGTCTTCATTTTTTTTGACGAGGCTGCCAAATTGGCAGACTAATCTTTATAAACCTATATTATTTTATTTAATTATATCTTTCAAAACTCCCCACTTTTCTCGCGGCCTCAGCCGCGTAAAAGAATTTTTATAAACTATTAGGATATAACTCTTTATTAACTATTAGGATATCCCTGATGATTTTGTCTTCCTAACCTGATATTTTTGTTCAACCGTTCCCTGATGAATTTGTCGTTCTGACCTGACGATGCTCGTGTGTTTTTTACCACTTTTGTATATTTGATATCGACGAAAATAATATAGTATCACTTTTTACCACTCGTGATATTTTTAGTAGTATGACGTTTGTCCGCCAATAGCATTGCTTTTTCAGTAGGGATGTTCTTAAACTCCTTGGGATTTTGCGCGACAAAGTCGAGTTGAAAGACCGGGGAGGGAGGGGTATTGGGGTTAATACTTAGATAAGTAGGAGTAGCATCAATAATGCCTTGTTTTGAAATTGAAAATAAAATAGTATGGAGGGCGTCATCTACACCGGCATTATCGCTACCGCTATACCCTAAGGTTTCGCGCAATTCTTTTAAAGTAAAATAATATGGTTCTTTTGTTTTGTTTTTCCATAACCATTTGTTTAATAAATGTATATAAATTTTTATTACATTCATATTGGAAGTAATAATTAAATAATATAACATACTATTATTTACTTGCTGGTATTTTTTAAAACCATTATGGGGGAATATATAGCGCATTCGTTCTGTGTCGTGGATTACAATTCCTTTTGCTATTAAGGAATTTAAATGATTGCGGCAGTTGCGCGTATTGATAATACTCTTTAATAGCGGTCTATATCGCGTCCAACTACGTTCTGTTAAGTAATATTCTTGTGTGTTGGGGTCATATGTAGCGTGATAATTCATAAAAGCATATAATAAATCATCGACACTATAATTCATAAAAGTATCCTCTAAAGAAATATTGCGATAATATTTATCATCATTTTCTTGGCGGGGGAACATTAAACCTGTTGGTTCTGTCATAGAGTAGACCTCCCATTATCGGAATCAATTTGAAATTGTGCATTAAGGAAATTTTTGTAAACTAAAATTGGAGTATTTTCATCGGGGGTAGTGTTGTTAAAAGCATATTCTAAAATAGAATCTAAATAAAGTAGGGCGGTATCTTTTGATTTTGTTTTTAAAATTTGATATATATCATAAAAGGACTTATGGAAAATGAAATTGTGTGAATTAGAGGGCTCTTCTAAAAGATAAGGAAATTTAGTCTTGATAAGTTGATATCGGTCATTTAGGGTGCTTTTGGGAATATTTAATCGTTCTGCGACTTCACGTTGTGATAGGCCTTGCCGCAATAGAGCGGCTATTTCATCTAAGCGTCTTTCTTTAATAATCGTATCCATTTTATTCCTCCTCCAGTTTAGGAAAAATCTCTAAAATATTAAGTGCGATTTCTAGCGCCTTAGGCGGGGCGCCTTTCTTCCAATTGTAATAAGTTGCGGGACTGATACCAATTTGCTTTACAAAGGTAGGGACATCTTGGTCGTTATTAATGCGATAGTTTTCTAATTTGTTGAATAGTTCTTGCTGTGTCATTGCGGCCTCCAGATTTTAGAAAATAGAAATGGCGGTCAAAAATAAAATAAGCCTTTCTATACTATAGGTGTAAATGCGGCCTCTATTTTCTAAAAATTTTTCTAATTAATTAAATTGTTATTATAATTAATAATAACATAAAATTTTATTTTTGTCAATTTCTTTTATTTCATTTTACTTCCAGAAATTGTGCTAAATGGAAAATTTTGGTAGTTAAACTGCCGCTATGATTTTTATAACATTTATATTCTTTTCCGTATGAGTATTGCTATCCCGAAAAATTTATATGTTTAATGCTATTTTTTACCTCGTAATTTTAAACTATTATTTCAAAATTTTCCAGAGAGGGGTTGCGGCAAATTTTAAAGTTTAATGTTAAAAAATTTGTATAGCAAAAAAATAAAGGGGGGGCGGAAAACAAAATCTTGAAATATATTTCTGGTTCGCACTATTATGTTGAGGTGATAAAAATGAAATATAAATATCCTACTCTGGAAGAACTTGTGGCTTTTGCCAATTCCATTTCTTTTAACCAAGCCGCGGCTTGCCGCAAATGGGGGCTTAACATACGGACCTTATATAATATTCTACACGGTTGTGCGGGGAATATTACATTTTCAAATTACGAAAAGTTTGTGGGGCTATGTAATGAACTTTGGGAAATGAAATTGCACTCTAAAAAATAAATAGGATAACAAAATGAAATTGCGCGAATAAAATAAAATTTGTATTATTCTAATTTCTATGATAAAATATAATAAGAAGAATTAGGAGGGCGCTATGAAAGAGTCGAGAATTTATAATCTTAATTTAATGCGTTTTTTGCTCGAAAAAGGGTTTCGCTATAAAAGAATAGAGTGCAACAAGGATAACCCTAAATATTGCGTTTGGGTCTTTGAAGATAGTCCCGCTTTACACGAAGCCATTCATCAGTATAAAAGATAAGATGATGGCAGGAGGATACATAAATGTCAGTGGCGAATCAAAGAAAAATTTATGGTAGCGTATTAGCGCCATGCGATACTCAAAATATTTATATAAAGGTTAATCAAGAAGCAATCTTTGCGGCTATGGCTAATTTAACTTATGCCGGTTTTAAGATGTGGATATATTTCTCTAAAAATCAAGCATATCATAATTTTGAGTTATCGTGCGTGGCCTGCAAACAATGTGGAATAGATAAGAATAGTTATTATCGTGGGATAGAAGAATTAATTACAAAAGGATATCTTGTGCCAGAGAGTGGCAATGGGTATCGATTTTATCAAGTGCCTTCACAATGAAGGCACTTTCTTTTTTTCTTTTCACGAGCGCAATGCGCTCGTAAATGTAATTTTAAATGTTATATATATGTTATATTGTTATATTTCTCTACTCAAATTGAGACAAATTTTCTCAAAATGAGACGGACCTGTCTCAAAAAGAGACGATGGTATTCTCAAAATGAGACAGAAAGGTTTGCGGCAAAATGTCTCTATTTGAGACAAAATGATATACTAATTTTTATTTTATATTTTATCTTTTTCTTATACATTTTACTTTAGTCCACTAAAGTGCTGCTCAACAAAAAAAAGAAGGTTAATCTCTTAACCTTCTCATTGGATTTTTAACCAACCAACGTATAAACTTTTCTACGTTTTTCGTCGAGGGTGTAAGTCAGCACGCCTTCATTAGCCAGAGCAGTCAGCAGAGTGCCCATCTGCATGTTATTAAGATGAGACAGTTCCTCACAAGCCTCAAGCACCTTAGAGGGAATCATACCTTCAGCGGGCAGATTAGCCTCAACCCACTTCTTAAGAATAGCCATATTAGCGGCCTTGCGCTCAGCAGCGGCAGCCTTAGCGGCTTCCTGTTCGGCCTTCTTAGCGGGGTCGGCAACACGACGGCCAGGACGATTAGCAGCCTTTTCGACTTCGGCATCCAGGTCATAAGCCTTGGAACGAGCGGTGTCCTTAGTGTTCTTTACAGTTACCTTGAGTTCAACAGGGAAGAGCAGACCAGTTTCCTCATCAACAACATCAGAATGGTAGGCCACGCCGCCTACAACCTTCTGAGCACCGGGGAAAGTATTGAGTAGAGTGTTGATTACCTGTGCGCGCAGAGCGTCGCGAGTTTCAAAAGCCATAGTTATTATCTCCTTACAGCATCCTTTGTGCTGTTGGTTTGTTGGGTTTTCCTTCCCATATTATTGCGGCGAGGGAGAGTTTATATTTCTCTCTCAACCTTATGTATATATTATAAAATAGATTTTTACTTTTTTCAAATTTTCACTGTAAAAATTTGTAGTAAAATTTTAGGAAAAATAGAAATTTTTGGTGCGGCCTAAGTTGCAGCTTCTACGGAACTTTTAGGGAAAAGGAAGGATGCGGCCCAGCCTGGAGAGGAGTATATAAAAAGAAAATAGCGTGGAAAAATATAGAATGTAATAATTATTTTTATATTAAAATAAAAGAAATTTATTTTTATTTTATTTACTTTTATTTATTTTTTATTTTATTTATTTTTATTTTATTTCTTTTTATTTAATTTTATTTTTATTTTATTTAATTTATTTTAAATTTTATTTTATTTTTTATCCAGCTTCTACCAAAAATTAGATAAAATGGAAATTTTTTCCAGCTCATCCCAGCTGTCTTACGCGGCCCAGCTTCCCAGCCTCTTTCAGGGAAAGTTGCAGCTTTCCAGCTTCCAGCTCGTAGGGGTAGGTATTATATAGGGCCGCGGCGAAGGGTGCGGGCAAGGGTGGAGGGAAGGCGAAGAAGGAGATGAAAAATAATGATTAGTCATAACTAACTCGGGGAAGAGTGGAAGTTTATCTGTTAAACAGATAAAGATAAGAAGGAGTTAGATGTTTTCATCCTCTTCCTCCTCCTCCTCATTAATCACATTGAGTAGACACCGCCCGCAATCGCCCTCGCAATTGCCCTGAGGAAAGTCAAGTTCTGGGAACACTTCGCAAGGATATAGGTCTTTCTGATTTCGGTCTCTCCAATTTTGAGTAATACAAACTTCAATTACCCTCAGTAAATTCCACTTTTCCATTTTTGTTATCCCTCCTCAATTTCTTCTTCACCGTCTTTTTTATAGGCAGTAGTGCCAGTATAGGACAAGCCGCAACCACCACCACAAAAATAATGGCGGACAACAAGCACTTCATCGGGAGAATCTTCAAAATATTCCGTTTCGTATTCTTCAACTGTGGTGCTTCCACAGTGAGGGCACTTAGGCATAATATCATTTCCTTTCCTATTTGGTAATACTATTATACAGTAGATTTTTTTTATATGTCAAGTTTTAATTTTATCTGTTAAACAGATAAATGTGGTAAAGGGGTGCCCTTTACCCCTTTACCAACCAGCGCAACCAAAACAGTTTTGACAGTCAACGATGTGCACTCGATGGTCGCCCTTCAAAAATTCATATTTTTTATCAAACACAATGGGGGGGTGGGTTCTTCACCATAATCATAAAAATTGTCACCAATCTCGCAAGCCTTAATTTCGATGCCCTGTCCGTTTTCAGTCTCAGACCAATTGACTTCCATTTCATCCAATTTGCGCTTAATATTTTTGAGTTTCTCCATAACAGTTGCCTCCTTTATTTGATGGGTTTATTATAACATTGATTAAATTATTTTGTCAATATGTGTCTTTATCTGTTAAACAGATAGCCCTCTTTGGGGAAAGGGAGGGGAACATTCGTTCCCCTCCGTTCTATTAGGCAAGGCAATACAGGGGCTTGCCCTTAACCACATTGCGCTGAATCGCAAGGTTGCGCTCGGCAATGTTCTTGAGATAAGTGCCGACCTGCATCTGAGTAACCTCTTCCAGTTCGGGAATCTGCGCCCGAATTTCGGAAGCGCTCATACCCTCGCCAGTCAGATTTGCCATACACCATTCCTCGGTGATGCGCTCACGCTCTTTGTGGGCGGCACGTTTGGCTTCGGCTTCGGGGTCAACCTTCTTAGCCTTGGGTTCCTTCTTGGGGGCGTTCTCATAGTCGAGCCGTGCCTGAACGGAGGATTCAAGGTCGAAAGCCTTTACAGAGCCAGTCTTGTTGTCCTCGGTAGCCTTGACAGTCACATCAAAGACCACATACACAGGCTTGCCGTTCTCGTCCTGAATACCAGTATCGAACGCAAAGCCGTTTTTCTTGGCAACACGGACAGGGACAATCTTGTCGCCCATGGCGTTGCGGAGGGCAGTCACAGCAATCTCGTTGGCAGCAATTCGCACTTCATTCTTCATAGTGGTTTCCCTTTCTGCTTTTTAGGTGGTCGCTTCACCGTCTGTTTTGTGTTCCTCTTGGGAACATCCTTATTGTATCACACCTTGCGGTGTTTGTCAAGGGGTTTTTGAAATTTCTTTCAACGATTTTTTATAAGAGCTACGCACACTCGCTTTGGGTTTTACTGCTCTTGTCCCCTTGACACTTATTATTATACTCAGATTTTGAGATTTGTCAATAGTTTTTTAGAAACTTTTTTTAGCGAGGGTAAAACTTATGTATCTGTTTAACAGATAAAGTATGCGGGCACTTTAGTATACTAAAGTGCTGCTATGGTTATATTTCAGTCTTAAAGTAATAATTTCCATTGCGCACAAATTTCTTCCTATACTGACCTTCATACAAGACTTTATCATCAACCATAATCTTGATGGGCTTCGGCGTAGTGCGGGGAATAGAGGATTTTACCTTATATTCCTTAAGAGGATTAGCCCCGAACATCACGCAAAAATTAACAATGTCGGCTTCGATTTTCGCATCAGCAAGGGCGGTGTGTGCTTCCTCAAAATCCGCATTTTGCGTGATAAATTTATATACGCTTTCGGCGGTTTCGCTATAATGCCCTGCTTCGGTGAAGAGTTCGTGCTTTTCGCAAAACTCTTTATAATTAGTGCAACAAGTAATATATTCACTTACCATACCACGAATATCAAGCACCGGCACTTCATCAAGGGGATTAATGGTCTTAAACCAATCGCAATTATAGGCGATAGCCTTGTCATCAAAAGGGCTATTATATGCCAAAACGGCTTCTACATTATGTTTCTTGATGTCGTTAGCAAGTTCCCGCATAACATAGCCCCACTTATTCATAGTGGCTCGTTTGCCTCTCATTGCGGACACATAGATGGGGCGCTTATCGGCATAGTAGGCGCTCGAAAATAGAGGGAGGTTGTGCCAAACCTGTTCGATGACAAAATCCTTTTCTACGATAAGTTTGCTGTTTTCGGTATCAAGAACGGTATAACCTACATTATAACAAAAGGGCTTATCAATACTGGTAGTTTCGGTGTCTAAAACAAGGATGTTGGGCATGGGATGTTCCTTCTTTCTTTAAGTGATATATAGATTATAGCATACTACAGGAATAATGTCAAGAGGAACCTTGTTTTTGGAGCGTCCTCCACGGGATTTGAACCCTTTCACCGCATTGGCTGCCACGGCTTAACCTTCCAGTCCCTCTTGACATATACAAGTATAATATAGGAGGCCGCAAAAGTCAAGAAGGAATTTATCTGTTTAACAGATAAATAAAAAGGAAGACTTTTAATAGTCTTCCGGAGGCTCGAATACATCAAGCACTTCTTTATAGGCATCATATAACTCATTGATGTTGCGCCATTTGTTGTTATAAGTATCAAAGAACCAACGCCCCATAACTTCATTAGTAGTATCCCAAGGGCTATCATATCCCATTTCATCAAACCATTGCGTAAGGGCGGGAGTTTCTTCTTTATTGCTTACTTCGATATAATACAAACGCTCACAATATTCAGCAGTCGGACGAAAAGGAACCTCCCTGCCATTACAGTCAAAGAAACGAGTAGTAGGAGCAATATTTTTATACTTCAAATTGCGCTCATATTCTTCACATTCATATTCATCAGTAAATTGAGTTCCATCGTCAGCAAACCAAACGCATTTCATATAGTTATTTCCTTTCTTAATACAAGTTGTAAAAGCGGCGTTCCTGTTCTTCCCGCTCAAAGCGGCAACGCTCTTCCTTATTCTTGAGGCGGCAAAGCCTATAATCTTCAATGGCACGAATGAGTTGAAGAAGACTATAGCCAAGCCGCAAAGTATTATAATGATTGACAGGAACAATCCTTACTCGGACAATATTGTTGGGATTTTCGGCGGCGCAACTATCAAGGAAATGGTGGCGGGCACGGTGCGCTCCCCTGCGAGTATGGCATACGCCGACCACATCTGCCTCTCGGTAAATCAAATACATATTAATGTTCTCCTTCCATACAAAGATTACAAGAATAGCCATAGTCATAAGGGCAAGTGCCATTGACTTGACAAGGAACAAGCGCTTCGCAATCAATATGAGTAGAGGCATCTTTAAACTGTTCGATTGCGGCCAAGCGTGCTTCGGCTTCACAAGAAGGGTCTGTAATGTAGTAGGTTTCCATTTTGCGGAGCGTTACCTTATAAACCATAGGCTACCTTCTTTCTTTAGTTGGTAGTATTATTATAATATGGGGAAGGAGATTTGTCAACAGTTTAGAAAATAAAAGGTTATCTGTTAAACAGATAACCTATGTGGTAGGGCATCCTGGACTCGAACCAGGGGTATCCTATTCGCCACCGCTTTATAAGAACGGTGCTCTCACCACTGAGCTAATGCCCCATAAGAAAAGGAGAGAAAAGCTTCGTCCAACTCCTTCGGGTTGCCGCCCTTCTGCTGACTAACTCGGCTTTTCTGATTCCTTGGAGGTCTTTAGGAGTCGGTGCGGCAACACCTATCCTTGGCTCTGCCTTACCACTGGTGAGGGTGGAGGGAATCGAACCCTCGACACCGTGATTAATCGTGTGGTATGGCCGAATTGAACGGCCTCCTCCCGCAAACTACCAGCGGGCCTCGGGTGCTACCTTTACACAAATACCACAAGTCACGTGCTCTACCGACTGAGCTACACCCTCATAGAAAGGAGTTTTTACAGAACCCTAACTGCGTCCACCGCTCGTCGCGACCAGACGATAGAATTTACAAGCCTTCGCCGCCCCGTTTGAGATAGGTGGGATAACCTTGGTGGAAAGTAGTGGCCTCGAACCACTTTCTCAGACCTTGGTTGGCCTGCCGATTTCCCGTTACTTAACTTCCCATAATGTTTGACTTCTCGGCTTCCACCAGTTGGTGAGGCTTGCCCGTAGCCGGTTTAGCATCCGTTCAGTCATTCGGATTGGTGGTGCGGGTGGCGGGATTCGAACCCGCAACGTATCTTGCGTACATGATTTTAAGTCATGGGTGTCTCGCCAGTTCCACCACACCCGCATATTGTAAGGTTTCGGAAGGTCTTGGGTGTTTCCACCGACTGGGCTTCTCTCAACCTTACATACTTAGTATAGCACAAACTTTTTAGTTTGTCAATACTTTTTTTGAAGAAAATTTTTAACTTTCTTCAGGGAAGAAAGTGGCGTAATTGACATCAGGGAACTCTGCAAAATCAAGAACACCATCGCCGCTCTCAGTTGCGGTCATATGAATATCTTCAATGGCATTTTCGCCATAGTATTCCTTAAGCCGCTTGATAGCGTCAACCATATCCAGTCCTGCGACGATGCCCTCTGTGTGGCGGAAAGAACCATCCGTGTAATACCTAATCTTATAGCACCACATATCTTGTTTCTTCCTTTCTGTTCCTTTTGGAACACTCTTATTGTATCATATTTTAGTGGGTTTGTCAATACTTTTTGAAGAAATTTTTTTAGGAATTTTCTTTCAATTCGTGCGAAGGAAGCATACCATATACAGTACGACTGTTAAAAGCCGTATCAAAGCCGCCCTGACAATATTCCCAATCTAAAGGGTCGCCAGTAGTATTCACCCAGCGGTAGGAAGTTGCATTAGGTTCGTGCTCGGCAACATAATCCGTCACGATAGCAAGAATAGTAGTAGGGTCAGAAACTTTATATTCTTCTAAAATTTCAGCAATTACCATATGAGGGTCGGTATTTTCATCCCAATGATATTTCAGGAGAGTCCATTTCTCATTCCTTTTCATACTCTGTGCTTCTTTCCTGTTCTTTTTGATATAACAATTATATATTGAATTTTTGTTTTTGTCAAATTTTATTTTATCTGTCTAACAGATAGACCTAAAGAGGGTATTAATCCTCTTTCCATCCGATTAATTTATTAATCGGAATACCCATCGCACGAGCATAAGCCGCCACCTTACCAATGGTATCATTATAGTTATCTTCGGCGTGACGCTTAGCAAAGCCTGCTACCGTGGCAATTCGGGACGTGCTAACAATACAGAAAGTATAATCACCCATATGATAAAAATCACTATGGAGAATGTTAGGAGTGCGGTAGTTTTTCTCCCACCATTTGATGACGGTCTCTTCCCAAGTTCTTTTATGTTTCTTGAGAACGATTTCACCATTCTTAGTAATGTAAAGTTCTACCTGCACGCCAACGTCCATATGAAGAGCATTGCGAATTTCGTCGGGAATAGCAATGCGGCCAAGGCCATCAAAGTAGCGGACAATACCAGTAGATTTCATATTATTCTTCCTCCTTAATAGTCAGATAAGGAATAACGGCACCTTCGCAATGCTTACAGTAGGGAAATTCGTGATAGACGCAAGAATCTACTTGCCCGCTCTTTACCCTCGTGATACTTTCTTCTTCGGTATGCACAAATCCGACAATCTTGTTATCTTTGAAAGCAATCCAAACACCATTTGTCATATTATTTTTCCTCCTCTTCGTTGTAAGGTTCAAAGGCATCTTCAATTAAGGCGGTAAATTCATTGACAATTTCATCAATCGCATCATTAAGATGTTCCTTTTCTACAATGATGCGATGCCCTTCACCGCTAATGTCATACTCGGTAAAGAGCGAGATATTGAAAAGCACTTCATCAATGTTGAGTTGGTAGAATTTCTGACCCATAGTTTATACTTCCTTTCGGTTTAGGGTTTTCCTTCCCTTACTGTGATATTATTATACTATGGATTTTAAAAAGTGTCAAATTTTATTTTATCTGTTAAACAGATAATAGGGAAGGGCAATTACTTGCCCTGGTTCAACTGCTTCAAAATCTTAGTAATATCACTCGGATTGAAAGCAAGCCCATCAAACTTTTCCCACTCGTTGCGGTTGCGCTCTTCATCGTCAAAGAGGAAGAAATCTTCTCCATCTACACCGCAAACCTGCGCTTTGTTAGTTCCATAAGGCACAATATGAATTGCATCCCAATGGACGGAGGGCAGATGTTCCGCAAGCCAGTTCCGCTTTGCCATTGCGATATCGGCATAGAATACAGGGTCGCAACACTTGCTCGCCCAACTGATGATTACGAGTTTAGCGCCCTTACGCTGTGCCGCATTCAACTGACGAGCAAGAGCGGAAAAGTTCATCATAGGCTCGGCTTCTGCATAAGGACGAGCGGAAAAAGCACGAAGGCTATCAAGCCAATTCTCAACGGCATACAGGTCAGCAATAGTGCCATCCATATCAAAACACAATACCTTCATCGGGGTTCCTTCCTTTCATTTGGTATGCCTTATTATAGCACGGGAATTAAAGTTTGTCAAGGGATTTTATAAAAGTTTTGCGGCCGGGCCGCAACTTCTTTATCTGTTTAACAGATAACCCTAAAGGATTTCAATAGTGAAATCCTTCTCGATGATAAGCAGATTGCTTACGCCCTGCAAGGTATTCTTCTTTGGTAATAGGAATGCAACTAAATACCATACGGCTGTGCTTAACTCCGGGCATACGCTGTGCCAACTTACTGGCGTGGATGGCGTCTTTGGCGTAGAAGTAAAAAGTAATCTCTCGGTAGCGGTTGATACCATAATGACCGTGCGGCGCAACAACCTTGTAATACTTCATCGAACTTTCCTCCTTATTTGTTTGTATAGTTATTATACAGTGAATTTTTTATTTTGTCAAGTTTTATTTCTATCTGTTAAACAGATATTATAAAAAACTGGGAATTAATCCCAGTTAGTATCAATATAATTTTTAAGGCAGAGTGCCTTATCTAAGGCCGCAACCTGACAACGATTGAAGTCGGGGTCATCCTTATAAGCATATTCCCGAATTTTATCATATGCCATTTGTGCCATTTGCAGAGTGATTTTGTTATTCTCCATAACAAATTCCTCTACATCTCCCAACAAGCGGAAGGGGAAATACACAATGCCTTGAATGATTTTGCCCTTCTTCAAAGCCTTAAAGAGAATTTCAGTCTCAATTTCCGCATCATCAAGAGCGGTATGGCTTTCAATGAAGTCATTATTTTTGCTCAAATAACGCATTGCATTTTCGGCGTTAGTAGAGAAGTAAGAACCACTATTGGAAATATAGCCATTCTTCAAACAATAATGCTTGTATGCATCAGTATTAAGAAGATATTCGCAAGCCATACCCCAAACATCAATCATAGGATAATTTACACCACGGAAATTAAAATGTTCGGGGTCAAATTCGTTGCGGCTCTCGGCCTTAACATTGGCGGCGATAGAGGAACAAATTTTGCGCTGAACGTTTTCCCACTCATAATAAGAGGGGCTATACAATTTTGAGATATAAAGTTCAGTAAAGGAAATCGCTCGCTTAAAATCGAACATAGCATTATAGGCGCAAATATATTTTACATTTTCCAAATCTTTAAGCAGAATAGCGACAATATCATTCCACGGCAGAATTTTAGTCTCGCCTTTAGCAAGCATTTCCAAATAACGAGGGCGTTTTTCTGCGTAGTAAGCAGTATTAAAAACAGAGGGGACGCAGAAAGTTTCGGCAACAAGGAACTGGCGCTTCTCGATAATGCCGTGGGTGCGGTTAGCAATAGTCCAACCGATATCATAAACAAGGGGGCGTGCGATAGCAATGTTTTTCTTTTGTTCGGGGGTAAGGTTCATTTCATTTACAAAAGCCAAAGTGCAAGTTTCGGTGTCCAAAGTCAAATAGTTAGCAGTTTTCATAGTATGTTCCTTCTTTCTTTTTGTTAGGGGTTTCTTTAACTTACAACCTTATTATACACGGGCGGCCGCACTTTGTCAATAGGGAAAATGAAATAATCCTTATCTGTTAAACAGATAATATTCCCAACAAAAAAGGAAGGGTTTCCCCTTCCTTTTTACCTTACTCGGCAAAGTGCCAATACTTCTTGCCTTCCTTGACTTCGCAAACAACAGAGCCGTCATTCATCAAGGACTTCAAGTCAGTGCCGACCTGCATCGGGCCAACAAAACCTTCATACACTTCGGGCAGAGATGCCTTGATGTCGGAACTGGTGTACTCGCCGGGATTGGCAATCAACCAGGACAGAACCGCTTCCTTACGAGCGTTCATAGCGGCAACCTTCTCGGGGTCAGCGCCAGACTTCTTAGCGGCCTTGGGCTTGGCGGCCTTTTCGGCCTGAACGGCGGCATAGGCTTCGTAGTCGGACTTAGCGGTTTCAAAATTGAAAGCAGGGTTGGTCTTGGTGTCCTTAGACAACAGAGCGGAAACAGCAACCTTGGCATATTCCATCACACCATCTTCATTCTCGCCTACAGGAATGGCGATGAAGTTGGTCTTGGCCTTGCCATTGCGCACCATAGTAGCGCCTTCAAACTGGGTCAGGATAGCATTCTTCAGTTCAGTAATGTTCATCATAGTTTACCTCTTTCTGCCTTTTAGGATAAGGCTACCATTAAATTATTTTGTTTCCCTTAGGAACATCTTTAGTATAGCATAGTTTTTGTAGTTTGTCAAGTGTTTTTTTAAATCTTTTTCAAAATCTTTTGCTATCCTGTTTCCCTTAGGAACAAGTATATGATACACCAAAATTTTAAAAAAGTCAAGATTTAAGTTTATCTGTTAAACAGATAAAAGTAAAAATTGAAGAAAGGCAGAATTACTTCTGCCCTTCCTTTGCCATTGCGATAAGTTCCGCACGCTCAAAGTTCTGTTCTTCCTTCTTCTTCTTGGCGTTTTCGATGCGCTGTTTGCGCTTCTTCGCCGCTTCGGAGCGCTCACGCTCTTGAAGTTCACGCTTGGCGGCAATCGCTTCCTGCTTCAACTTGTAATCCTGTGCGGCGGCGTAGCCGTCATAGGCTTCGCCTGAGCGGTCGCCACGAGGGATGGAAACAGCAAGTTTCACGAAAACTTCATTTCCGTCTGCATCAAGAGAAGGGAACACAATGGCATTGCCGCTCTCACGCATAGTATCTTCACCACGACCATTAAGGAAGTCAATCAACAGGTTCAGGATTTCTTCACGCTTCAAAGCCGCCAGTTGGGTTTTAGTCAGTTGCTTCATATCTTTCTTTCTCCTTCCGTCCTCTTTTGAGGACATATACAGTATAGCAAATTAGTTGGTAGTTGTCAAGTGTTTTTTAGAAAAAATTTGCGGCTATGTGAGAACTATTCTATCTGTTAAACAGATAAGTAAAGGGGGTCAATCACAAGGGATTGACCAAATAACATACTTAAATCGGGTGGAGGGTCGCATATGTGAAATGTGTTCCTGTGCGGCGGCATAGGTATCCTTAATGCACTGTGCCGCAACAAAGCGGTCAAATTTGTCTAACTTAATTATAACATACTTATGTTCCATAGCGGCCTCCTTTATTCCAAACATCCATACCGTCGCAAAATCTGCTCTACCATCTTCATATTAGAGGCGCGGCAAGTAATGCGGAGTTTGATGATATCTGCGCTTACCATATCTTTATATTCGGGAAAGGAACAAGGGACATAATTTACTACGGCATTGATAGCAATACGGGACATAGAATTGCGGGGTAGGTAGAAAATCTTAGTAGTCATAGGAATGTTCCCTCCTCAATTTCTTTCTATATATATTATATCATATTATGAGAAAAAAATCAATTCGCCATTTGAACAAAATTTTTTAAAATTTTTTGTGCAGTTAGCACAAAAGTGCCAGCCTGTAGCCTACCAGCTCCCAGCTCGTGGATTTAAATTTTATAATAGGTCGCAATCACACATCCAATTATACAGAGAGTAGCGGCCCTCAAAGGTGTGGAGTAGGTGGCCGCCCATAAAGACGTCGCACTCGGTCTGGTCGTTATAAAAGTATACCTTATATCCGGCGGCGGTGAGGATGGCTTCCATCTCGTGGGTGTAAAACATCTTTTCCATGGGGCGACCTTCTTTCTCTTAGGATGGTTCTATTATACATTGGGGAAGGGTAGAAGTCAAATTTGAAATTATCTGTTAAACAGATAAACAAAAAAAAGGCGATTACTCGCCTTCTCGCATTTTCTTGTTGCGCTCGTTCCATTCGTGAAGCACGATTTCCAATGCCTCAAGCGGACGGAGATAACCGGTCACGTCTCCATTGTCCATAGAGAACCGATAGGTTTCCATTCGACCATAGCGGCCGCCAAGCAGACAAGAATGGCAAGCCACGTCGCCCTTACACCAAGGGAAGCGCACAACGCAACCTTCGTGAAGTTCTTCGGGTTCTTCATAAGGGATATCAAGGCGATCGAGATAGCGAGTTAACTCGTGAATTGCTACCTCGTAAAGAGAAGCGATGCGCTCACCTTTTATGCAGTCAGGGCAGTAGATGCGGCCAATATGGTCTGCATAAACGGTATCGGTAATGACCTTGTCGCAGTTGCAACAGGTAGAAGTGAGGGAATCGAGGTCAGAGGGAGCACCGTTAACCATCAGGAAGTTGTGGAGAGTAGAATACATTAGATTACCTTCTTTCTATTGTTGTTAGGGGAGGAACCATTTATATAATAGCATAGAGGGAAGTATTTGTCAAGGGGTTTTTATCTGTTAAACAGATAATATCTGTTATTGACAAGGTGCGGCAAAGGGTATATAATATGATTACTAAGAGGGAAAAGAAAGGAAGGTAAAAGTATGAACCCTGAAATTATTAAGGCTATGAACCGCAAGAACAAGAAGCATCCTATTCGTGATTGGTGGAAGAATAATGGCTATAAAGTTAGTCGAGTAGTGTTGTTCCCTATTTGGTGGCCTTTGCGGTTGTGGGAACGGCTTTATAACAAATGGTATGCCGCACAGAATGCAAAACAGGTATGGAATGAGGAACGGGCAAACGAGATTTTGTCTTATTATATCCCTCGTCGTGCAAATTGGGATGATAAAGAAAAGACTTTTTTCTTCTTTGATAATGGCTTGGGATGGGGTTCCAATTCTGCCAGAAAGTATTTGAAAAGGAAAGACCGCCGTTGGTGGAAAAAGTTTTGCGGTGGTTGGGGTGGAAGAATTAGAACCTATCTCATTAGCAATTTTGAGATGGAAGGTTTTACTAAAGAGACTGGTTGTTGTTCCGATGGTTGGACGGAAATTAATTTTATATTGAAAGAGGGGCAGATTAAATAATCTGCCCTTTTATTCCTATCTGTTAAACAGATAACCCTATGAAGGAAGGTATTAACCTTCCTCCGCATCTCGGTTTAAAAGTTCCTCTGCCAAATTCCACATTTCTGCAAAATCTTCCGCATCAAGGTCAAGGGCAAGCATATCCTGAAGGGTTTCGGTTCCATCGGGAACACCGTAAATGAGCCATTCCTCAAAGATTTCTTCGTCCTGGATTTCATTGCGCAGTTTGCGGTCAAGTCGCAGAAGGATGTCGGCCCGCAGTTCTTCGTTCATATTGGCGGCCAATTCTTTGCTCATCCGTGCCATAGCGGTTCCTCCTTTTTGTTTATGCCTTATTATACCACAATTTTTGTAGCTTGTCAATACCCAGCTGCCAGCTTTCAGCTTCCACAGCCGCCTGGCGCCTGGCACATATATGCATACCTATGCCCGCGCCAATACCTGCCTGCCCGTGGGCGGAGGGGCGGAAGTTCCGTTTGCGGGTCGCCCTGCCCTGCCCGAAGTTCCATTTTTGGCACTGCCGCATCTTCCATCCCTTCCTTCCTAATCGGTATGACTTATTATACCATATAGGAAGAAATAGGGCAAATCCGTTTCTATCTGTTTAACCGATAGACTTTTTTATCAGTTTTACTGAAATTTTTTTTAAAAACCTATTGACAACCGCCGCCATATATGCTAATATAAGGTATACCCAATAAACACCACTTGAAGGAGGATGCCCTATGAAGTTCGCCGAATATCTCGCCCAGACCCTGCCCGAAACCACGATTGACCATCTTGACGCCTTGCGGGAAGAATTGATGGTGGCGGGACTTATCAAAAGTATGGCTCAAAAAACCCTGACCACGGAAGCCGCAAAGCGTTTCGCGCTCAACTGGTATGTTAAAAGCCTTAAGGAAACAGACAAGGGCTTTTATGGAAAGGTTTTTGAAGTCAACGCCCGCACGTTGTGGAGCATCTACCACAATACCGCAATGGCAATCCTTGATTTTAAAGCCCGCCCCGCCGGAGTTGCGGATATGCGAATTGTGCTTGATGGGAAGCGCTATGAGATTGAATTAAAGACGGGCACTGGCAATCTTGCGCAAGGTTCTACCCCCGCTGAAGCGCTCCACAGGTTGGGAAAGTTGGCAAACAGCAATAAGTTGATGGTTTGGGATTATCGCAAAGATGGATGCCCTATCGCAATGGAAGCCCGCCGCTTTTTCCAAATGTTGGAAGATTACAATGGCAACGTTGAAACGTGGTTCACCCTCAATAGGGATACCAATGGAACGTGGGGAGTGAAATTACAACCCATCAGCAAGAAAAAGGCCGCATATCTCGATGAAATGAGCAGTAATGGCTACGATTGGGAAACGGTTTTGATGACTGGTGAATTGGAATAAACTGGGAGGGAGGGCGCAAGCCCTCCCTTATTTTTATACGGGAAAATGTATAAAAATTTATTTTCAAAAACCCCTTGACAAGTATTGACTTTGTATGTTATAATGTGGATGGTGGAGGAGGGCCCTTTTTATATAGGACCGCCAACGTGGGAGGGCCCCCCCTTAAAAAGTTAAAAACTTAACAATAAAAAAGTGTTGACAAACGCGGCGACCTGTGCTATAATAAGACCATAAAGAAGGGGTAAACCCCCAAAGGAGGACGAACCTATGAAGAACAGCAAGTTGTGGATGAATCGTGAAACCGGCGAACTCTTGACCTACGAAGAGGCTTGGAACCAAGGCGCGGAATGGTATGACCTGGGTGATGACACCAACGCCGCAACCTTCGCCGAATACTACGAGATGACCGATATGGATGTGCCGGAGGACTGGGATGAATGGCGGGAGGGCGATGATGAACCCGCCGATATCGATGATGATATGGGATTTGACCCCTACGAAGGGTGCTACACTTGGGATTGCTAAGGCAATCCCAATTTTTTTGAAAAAAGTTTCAAAAACCTATTGACACTTCCATAGATCTGTAGTATAATAAGACTATCAAGAGAGGGCAAGACCCTCCGCAAGAAAGGGGATCCCACTATGAAGACCATCATCATCAACGGCGTTTCCTGCACCCTGTCTGACCGCACCATCGCTCAGTATGAGCGCGAATGCGAAGAAATTCGCTACGAGCGGGAAGCCCGCGAGTGGCTGGCGGATCCCGCCAACCGCGACCTGCCCGAGTGGTCGGACGTCTACAAGGACCTGTATGGGTTCCGCCCGCGTTGGTGAACGCGGGTTTTATAAATTATTTGTGAAATAGACAATACTTAGTTAGTCATAACTAACTATGGGCTGGACTCCTCGTGAGCCTGTCCAACCTCTCTCCCCTCTCCGGGGTGTCCTCGACTGTAATTAAATTATAGCAGACCTGGGCCGCGTTGTCAAGGGGTTTTTGAGAAAAAAATAAAAAAAGTTTTTTGAAAAAAAGGTGTTGACAAAATTAAGCATATCTGTTATACTGATATTGTAAGAAAGGGGTTGACACTATGACGAACTGGACAAAGATTGACGAACAGCAAGCGGAAAGTTCTTGGATTGGCTACGAGGATTTTATCTCTGAGGACGGTAAACTCTGCAAGCGTGTGTGGTATGATGGAGAAGAAGAAATTTTTAAAATTTCTCAAAAACCTCTCGACAAAGCCGCGGATTTGTGCTATAATAAAGACAATTAAGGGGGCGCCCTAAAACGCAAAGGAGGAACGACCTATGAAGAACACTATGACCGTTCGTGAACTGATTAACACCTTGGCTCAGTATGACCTTGACACCGAAGTTCGCTTCCGTGATACCTACTGGGAAGACCAAGGCTACGGTGCGAACGCTGAAAACCCCCGCAAACTTGCCCGCCCTGTGTTTGAAGTGGTGGAAAAGGATATGAAGGACGGACACACTGCCGTGGTGATTTGTTGATAAAAGGGCGTAAGCCCTTTTATTTTTTTAAAAAAGTTGTTTAATAGTATTGACAAAAGCACGGCCCTGTGCTATACTAAAGATGCCCCGGAATGGAACGACAGGGGAAGGCTGGGCCGCGGTTAGTTATGACTAACTTACTATCTGTGGAGAAAAATATTTTAAAAAAGGTGTTGACAAATTGTTTGTCCTGTGCTACAATAAAGACACTCCAAGAGAGAAGAAAGGAAGTAGTATTATGAAGAATATTTCAGAAATGACGGTATCCGAACAATTGGGCACTATCTTGGCTTGGGGTCTTAAGTTCTTTTTGAACCCTGCACTGGTGATGTGGGGATGGGAAGCCCTTGCCCCTCATCTCAACGCCCCGCTGTTCGCCTACTGGGAAGTGCTCTGTATCTGCCACGGTGCTAACTGGATTTTGTCTTTTGTATTTCGCCCACGCAAGTGAGCGAATTTTATTTTTCAAAAGGTGTTGACAAAAGTCATAACATGTGTTATACTCATAGTGTCGAAAGACAAATAAAGAAAGAAGGTAAAACACAATGAAGAAGTCTAATGCGCTTGTCTGCCTCACCAAACTGCTCTGTGCTGTTGTCCTCTTTGGCCTTCTGTTCCTCCTGTGCGTTTCTGTGTTGGGACTGACTACCTACCAAACCGTAGAAACTTATGCTTTTGACGCAACCGTAACGGATAAAGCGGTTGTAGATGAAGGGCATCAATCTCGTTGCTATATGCTGTTCTTCGTTGATGGTAGCGAAGCGGGCGAAGTATGGGTCACTTCTGCTGACTACGCACGGCACAGTGTTGGCGACCTCATTCGGGTGGAGGTGGAGGTGCGGGAAAATATTTATGGCACAATCGAAGAAAATTACGAGTTTGGGGTTGACAGATAACCCCAACTCGTGCTATAATGATAACGTCAAAAGGGACAAACGAAAGGACGGTTGAAATATGATTAATATTCGCACAATCCGCAAACTTACCAACGGTGATGGACTGACTTTGAAGTATGGCAAGATTATCAACTATAAAAGCGGTTGGCAAGTGGCCGACCACGGCATCGAAACGGCAAGCGCACAGGAAGCAATCAACGAAGTGCGGCGGCTGGGCGGCAACTGTGGCGTGTGGTTTGAAAATGGTATTTACTACATTGACCACAGTTTCAGAGTGAATACTAAGCGGGAAGCCCTTTCCATTGGCCGCCAATACAATCAGATTTCTGTTTTCGGTTGGCGTAATAAGTCCCTGGCATATTGCTAAGGGACTTAAATTTTTTTTAAAAAAGGTATTGACAACTTGACAAAGGTATGCTATAATAAGGACGGTGGAGGAGGCGGTTTTATAAAAAAGGGTGGCCGCGTTTGTTTATCTGTAGAACCGATACACAAAAAATTTTCCTAAACCCCCCCCTTGACAAATCGCCTCATATAGTGTATTATGTATATAGGCGATAAGCCAATATAAAACGAAAAGAGGTTCTTACAATGACGAAGTTTGGTATCTTGTCCTATCACCTGGCCGTGGAACGGAAAGCACGTTTAGAGGCCATTGAGATGTATATCGGATTTGGTGATGCATTACTGGAAGTTGATGATAATCAAGGGCATACGCTTATCTTCACTACTACTGGTCTAATGTTTGTCCGCAACAAAGCAAACGGCGTTTTAATCACAGTATATGTTCCCACTAAGACCAAACTGGTGGAAGTTATGATGATGAGCGGCCGCACCTATATTCCTCCGCAACTGTTTGAAGCAATTCGGTTAAATAGTGGATTATTACAGAAAATGGGCTTTTAAAAAGCCCATTTTTTATTTTAAGAAAAGTGTTGACAAATGACCTTTTTTAGTGTATAATCTTCTTAGAGGTTAGGAAAAGACCTCACACGAAAAGGAGGATTTGGTTATGAAGTTTCTCGTAAAGTGGGTTGATATGGATATCGTGGTTGACTCTTGCTTGGTGAATTATTTCCACGCTGTGCGCCTGCTGAAGGGTGAAGGTATCGAAGAAAGCGCCGCCGCCCTTTACCTGTGCCGCTCCGTGAAAGGTCGTCCTCTGGCGATGGATACCAAGGACGGCTACGTGCTGACTTTGGAAAAGGTGGAGGGTTGAACCCTCCACCGCAACCCACCCTATAAACAGAAAGGAAGTTTAGTTATGAAGTTTTTAGTATCTTACTGTATCGGCTCTTCTGTGATGGAAACCGCACTGGTGTCTGGTTTCATTGCTGGCAAACTTTATGCCCTGGAAGCATCTAAGGAATTATTCACGACTGAAACAGAATTGATGCTGTTAAATGTGGGTGAAAGGATCCTCCTTGAAACCTGTTCCACTTGCCAAGTGTATTCCCTCAAAATTGAAAGGGTGGCATAAGCCACCCTTAGGATTTTAAAAAAATTTTTGAAAAAGCGCATTTTACTATTGACAAGTGCGCTTCCTTCGTGTATAATTAAGACAGTTCTTAAGAGAACACCAAATAAGAGGAGGAAGAAACGATGATGAACGAACTGGAAAAGATGGCTCAGGACTGGGAAGAACTGATGGACGAAGTGGCGAACGATGACTATTTTCTCGATGATGACGCACTCGACGAGATGGCACAACAGTTCGAATATGAACGGATGGCGGAAATGGGGTTGGCTCTCTGGTGAGAGCCAATTCTTTTGCGGCGGCCGCTTTAGTGCGCTAAAGTACGGCGGTGGAGGTTAGTTATAACTAATTAACAGTTAGTCATAACTAACTTAATAATGGGGTTAGTTATAACTAACTAACTATTCCTTGGCCCTGGGCCGCACTTTGTTTGTTAATTAACAAACTAATTCCGTTTGCATAGTTCCTTATTTGATATCAAATAAATATTACAAAAGTATTGACAAATAAGTCTTTATCGTCTATAATGTATATAGTTCCTCAATAAAGAAAGGTTGTGCTCTTATGTATAAGAAGTTGTCTTCGTTCCTCATTTGCTTTGGTTGGTCTTTGGTTCTTATCTCGTTCGTTGCTTGTGCTCTGCTCTGTTCCTCTTGGCTTTACTCCTTCGTTGGTCTTGGTGTATCAAGCATTGGCGCTTTGATGGATGCACTTGCCTGACAATTACACGGAGCGCGCAAGCGCTCCTTTTTTTCGGTGGAGGAGTTTGTCGTTAATTTAACAACAAGGCCATTGCGCTGGGTTAGTTATAACTAATCGTGATTAGTTAGCACTAACTCAATATAAGGTTAGTTATAACTAACTGATAGTTATATAGTATAACTATTTTCGCGCAAACTTTGTCGTTAATTTAACAACAATCTTTGGACTTGTGGTTAGTTATGACTAACTAAAGGTTAGGTATAACTAATTCGTTTTTTGTTCTGTAGATACCTGTTTGCAAGAACCAGTCTGCGGTCTGCGGTCCGCAGTTTATATATAAATGCTCTCCCATACTAACATTATTATAAGCCCAAAGTCAAGAAAAAGCAATGTCTAAAAGCACAAAAGAATTTGCGTTTTTGCTTGTTTTCTTGTGCTAAACGCACAACACTTTTTCTTGCATTTTATCAGTATCTATGGTATAATCTTCTCAAGAGGTGAGGGAAACCGCACCCAACACACTAAAGGAGATGCCCACGATGAAGAAGACCGCCACCAATAAGATGACCCTGAACGACCTGCTGACCATGTCCTTTACCGAAGCCACTACCGACCATATGTATGAGTTGCGTGAGCGCCTTTATACCAAAGGCTTGATTTCCTCCATCGATCAGACTTACCTTTACACTGTAGAAGCGAAGCGAGAAGCAAGCCGCTGGTATGAAGAGCAGATGCTCAAGGAAGCCGAAAAGGGTTCTACTGGTGCTTGGGGAAAACTCTTTGAAGTCTGCACTCGCTTAGGTTGGTCTATCGCACATGGCACTCGCTACCCCATCAACGATGTCAAGGCTCGTCCTTCCGGACTGGATGATATGAAGGTCAAGATTGACGGCGCTAACGTTTCCATTGAGTGCAAAGTGGGAACTGGTTCTTTGGCTTATGGCTCTGACTTCGCTGAGTGCATCGCCAACCTGAACGACCTTGTGAAGCGTAATCCGCTCTTTGTTTGGAAATGGGATGCTGAAGGCGAACCGCTTGTAATGCGTATTCGGGACTTGCTCGAAGCGCTTGAAGGCTACAACGGCGGTATTGATACTTGGCTCAATTTCGACGATGGAGCAAAGCGCAAAGACGGACAACACGCAATCCGCTTTCAGAACTACAGTAGCAAGAAGAAGATGGACTACTTAGCGAAGATTGCCTTTGACTCTTACGATTGGGAAACTATCGTGCAAACCGCAAGTTTTGAGTGAGTGATAAAGGAAGGAAGGCGAAAGCCTTCCTTCCTTCTTTATAAGGTTATAACCTTTATAAATAATAACTGTCTGATTATTTACTTTGATTATTTATAAAGGTTATAACCTTATAACCTTTAGATGGTTATGCTATATAGTGATTAGTTAGCACTAACTCACTTTGAGAAGATTGTCGTTAATTTAACAACAATCTTAGGACAGTAATGCGTTAGCACTTTAGCGCGTTAAAGTGTGCTGGACTGTTAAAGATTGTTAAAGTTTTAACAAGTGAGCCACCTTTGGCAGTTAGATGATTGTTAAAGTTTTAACAAATGAGGAACGTTAGGTGGAGGAAAGATTGTGAAGGTTTTAACAATTGCGACACGGTGGAGGGACTTTAGCACTGTATCGCTTTAGCGCAGTGAAGCGCGGCCCACGCTATGGAGCCCTGAAAAAGGAAATAGGGCCAGCCGCGGCTTGTTAAAAAAATAACAAGATGGAGCTTTGATATTGTTAAAAATATAACAATATGGAGCTTTGATAGTTAGTTAGTCATAACTAACTAGCTTTCCAGGTATCCGGGGCCAGGTTTCAGGCTAACTTTAGCACTTTAATACGCTAAAGCGTGGGCGCTCCACATT